ATCGTAACATTTCTGAAAAAACAAAAACTCTTACTGATTTTATTGATAGAATTAACACAACTTTCGGATCCATTTAATATGCCATACAATTTCAATCCAAACTTTAATAAACATATAAATAATAAAAAGGAATCTTATAAAAATATTAAAAGAACCGGAGAAGAAAACCCTTATTCTAATCCCGACGTGCGTTCAATGAATAATAATTATAACAATTATAAAAGTCCTAAACTAATTAATTTTATTAATAATGATAATTTTGAAGAAGATGTAAAAATTTATAAACTAGAAGATATTGACCACCCAAATGGATGGGATTTTAAAGAATTGGATATGTTGGGAGAAATGAATTTTCGTATTGATGATGAATACAAAATGTTTAGTGAAATTGAAATTCCATCAATAAAAATGGAAAATGAAAAAACAAAAGCCTTCGTCTATAAAACTGACGAAGGCTATGTATTAGAAACAAATAGAAAATACGTTTTTGAAACGTTTAATAAAATGATTGAATTTATTGATTCAATTCCGATGAATCAGTTAAAGACTTAGTGTCGGTTGTCGGAGTGATATCCGCAATTTCAAAATATCTTTCCAAACGACGACCAACTTCTTCATACAACATTTCTAGTTGTTTTTCAATGGATTTCATTTTTTGTGCTTCTTCGTACATTTTAGCGGCATCACGTTTGATTTCTTTCATGTCACGTTCCACCATCTTAGCTTCCATCCAATCGCCACATTCTTTTAAAGCATAACGTTCGGCCAAGTTAACGGCCTCCATTATTTTTTGAGCGGTAGCATATACTCCCTCAGCTTTTAATCCTTTGCGATATTGATTATAAGCCTTGATAGTTTCAACCATATTTTTCTTTTCATATACGGTAAGTGGAGTATATGCGTGTTCAGTCGAATTTTCTAGTAAATGTTTTAATTTCATACTTTATAAATATTATAGTTCTGATAGAATGTTGTGGATAATTCTTTCAACGTTACTATAAGGATTAATAATTGTTTTTGATTGATCGACACTTTCATTTATTTTTCCTTGTGGATACATAAACGCTCCTTGTGTACTTGGATTGCTAACAAAATCAAACGCTATTAAATCAAAATCGTCTTGTACAACATCTGCGTTTTCTCTCATATCTTTTTTAACAGATCCCAGTCCCCGGCTACTAATTCCCAACAAAATACCAGCCTTAAGAAGATCTTTCAAAATATTACCACTTGGAGTTGGTAAAATTTCAACCGTACCCATCAAATCTTTACCGTCCCATCCCATGTCAATAATATTATGACTAACGTTTTTCAAATTTACAACGGAAGATTCGGGGTGGTCTAATTCACCCATGGCACGACGTTGTTTTACGAAATTGTCCATGTATTTCTCCGATTCTCTTTTTAAAATTTCGGATGGATATACTCTACCATTTTGATTTTTTGCATCAGCACGTTGAAGAACGCCTGTCACTACCATTTTTCCATCTGAATAAGATTCATTCAATGACGATTTTTTAAACTCAAATGGTAATACGTCTATTAATACTTGTTTCATATTATACTTTTACTTGTGTAGGAGATTGTTGTTGATTCTTAGAAGAAGTTTCGTCTGGTGTTTTTGAAGCTTCTTCTTCATCGGAAGTCACCGTATTTGTTGGTGTAGCCGATTGTTGTGGACTTACCAATGCCTGAGACTTAGCTACCTGATATTTATCTTTAGGTTTAAGCTCCGCTGTGCCTAATATTTTTATTGAAAATCCGGGTTTAATGAAAAACTTAGCAACCTTTTGTTTATTTTCTTCACGTCCTATTATAATAATAACATATCTATCATAGTAGTAATCTATTGCTACACCTGTAACATTTATTGTATAATCTGTTTCTGGTTGCTTATATCCTTTGCTAGCTCTTACCACTATTTTTTTACCCAAAATTTTATCTTGAATAGTTTTTTGTAAATTGTTTTTTAAAGATTCTGTGCTACTTTTTAATTTGGTATCAAACGACGTGAAATCTGGTAAAACATCATAATTTTTAATATTAACCGACGGTTGAACAGCCGATTGTGTGGGTGGTGTAACAGATTGTTGTTTGAGTGGTTGAACTGAATTGGTTGGTAAAGACTGTTTAACGTTTTGTTGTAAAGGTTTTTGTCCTTCTTGTTCGTATTTCAATCCATTAAAACCTTCGGTTACAGGCAGATTGCCTTGTTTATATCCTATTAAATTTGGATCAATGTTGGGATCGTTGTGTTGCACCAATCCATTCTTGTCAAAATATGTATTGGTTGGTTCTATATTAAAAGATGGTGTTGTATATGAAGGTTGACTATAAACTTGATTTTCTAATTTAAAATTTGGACTCTTTTTAATATTTTTTGCTAATTTATAACCCAATTGATTATAAGTTGAAGGACGAGTGCCTCTTTTTGAAAATGCAAATGGCGTTCTAGCAGCATCTCCTCCTACCGCAACAGGACCCGATGCTACAGGAGCCGTACCAGTCATACTAGCTTCGTTTTTAACTTTTAACTTATGTAAAAGTTCTTTAATTTTCTTTTTTAGATGTACCTTCATTCTTTAACTTTTCAAGTTCTTCAACTAATTCGTATGCATTCAACAATGAAGTTAACTGATTTTCTTTTACCACACCCGCAACGTTTTTATTTGAAAACTGATTAACAACTTCTGTTATTTTAATTTTAACCACATCGGAATTTACAGTTTGTAAATTTTCTTTCAATAAAATGCTTATTCTTTTATACTCTTCATTTACAAATTTAGTAAATTTACTTGAATTACTAATATTTGTAATGTATTCTTTAAGTAGTTTCTTTTGTGAAGGTAACAAATTACTATACTTAGTGTTAAAATTTTCAATCAAGAATTTATATGCTAACAATCTTACTTCTGCACTCTGACTTCCATAAACATCCAAACTTTCTTCACTATTCTTTTTTTCTTTAGTTAAATTTTCAACGATATATTCTCTGGACTCGACTAACTCTTTTATATCAAACTTAACTTCACATTCTACTTGATTTTCAAATAGTTTATAAATAGAAGCGTATAATTTATAATTGGGAATCTTGTTCTTCAAAAATTCATCAATATTGTACTTTTCTTTTATTTCTTTGATTACGTTATATTTTTGTTTGTTCAATTCACGTTCATCTAATTTTGAACGTGTTTGTAAAACAACATTTAAAATACGATCTGCGGATGTGGTATCTTTGCTGGTTTGATGCAAAACAAAATTGTATAACTGTGCTTCTTTACCAAGCTCTTTACTTTCGTGAAAGTATTTAAACATTAAATTTTTAGTAAATGATTCATCTCTACCCGCCAAAATATCTGCAGTAATTTGACGCGTAAGAAGTTCAAACAATATTCCAGCATTCTTAAATTTTGAATGTTTTGCTTTCTTATGCATAATATTAATATTATTTATAAATATATAAGAACTATTTAAATATATAGTATTTGTATTTATTCTTTTATATTTCTTTCATCCATAAAGGATTTTTCGTTTCCCTCTCTTAAAATTTGTTTTTCTTGATCAACTGTATTTAACATATCATTAAGTCCTGACAACGATTCCAATGATAATGGAGATTTGTTTTTATATTTGTGTGTTACTGATAGATCACTTCGTCTGTTATTTTCTAGCGTACCCAAGGGATCCTCTCCAAACCGATATTTACGAGCATCTTTTCTACCACTTTGATCTCTTTCGGACAATTTTGGAGGAGTTGACCCCGCAGCTCCAGTTGGTTCTTTAGATGGTTCTTTAGATGGTTCTTTAGTTGGTTCTTTTTGGGGTTCTTCTTTTTTATTACCTGATAGTTCTGAATTTATATCGGAATCTCCTGTGGGTAATCCACTGTCAGAGGGAGGTTCATCTCCTCCACCTTCTCCATCCGTTTTTTCTTCACTTGATTGCAAAAACTTAATCGCCGGATCATTACCTTCGTCTTCAATTTGCTTAAATCTATAAGTACCTTTAGCATCATCGACTAATTGTTTTTGTAACTCTATCATGTTTTGATCACTTAAACCAAACACGTTTTCATAAATCCACTTTTTGCTAAAAAACTTATTTTCTTGCATGTCTTTAGATACTTCAACTTTACTCTTCCAAACATCTATTTTTTCTTTTTCAAAAATAGTAGATGGATTGGTCAACTCTAACGTAAAATCAACAAGTGATTCATCGCGATATCCTTGACTGTATAAATGAATTAAGGCAATCTTATTTAATTCACTTACAATAATTCTCTGTATACGTTGAATCGTTCTAGCAAAACGAATATCTTCAGCCGCTAACGTAGCTTTACCACTTAAACTTTCATCGTATCCTAAAAATGCTTTTGGAATCTTAAGTGCGGCCATCATCTTATTGCGAAGATATTCAATATCGTCTGTACCTGTCCACTCCAATCCGGGCAAATTATCAATGCTTGTACCACTATCACTACCACGAACTGGCAAGAAGAAATCTTCAACCATGTTTTGTAAATTGAAACGTAAATTGTAATCGCCTGTTTGTTGATCTACATATGGAACCTTTTTCATCTGAGTCATAATTCGTTCCATATGATTGTCAACTTCATTTGGAGGAATATTGCCGATATCAACTTTGAAGATACGTTTTTCAGGAGCACGCATGATACGATGAATTAACATTGCATCTTCCATCAAACTCAATTGTTTCCAAACCCGACGAGCACCTTCCAACATACTCTTACCGTATGGCAAGAAGTTACTATCACTTAATAATCTAAAATGTGCAATTTGATAATTTTCAAGATCTTCCATTTTATTGCCATATGGAAGATTAACTTGAAATTTTACAAAATTTTTGTTTTGCAAATGTGCATTTTCAACTCGGGTGACATAATAAGTGCTTAACGGTTCAACCATATATACACCGTATTCCGGACTAATATGTAAACGAAGATAAAAATCTCCATATTTAACCATACACCGAGTCCAACTCCATAGATTAAATTCAATATTTAGAATATCATAAAATAAGTTATGAAGTATGTTTTTAATTTCATCATTACTGGATTTAATTTGTAAAATTTCCCCCATTTCATCTCGCGTGGTACATTCATCGGCATAGATATCCAAAGCAGATGCTAGAATTGGATCCATGTCCATCGTATCATAGTCACGAAATAGTTCTACACGACTGCTTTGATATGATAGATTGAAATCTCTGGTATATTGATTATATGAAGTAGTACGTAATCTATTAAAACGATCTCTTAAACTATTACGATCCGTGGCATATTGAATTTCATCGGTATCAACTACCTTTAACTTTTTACCGCCAATGTTTCTAACAATTACATCGTTTGAAAACAAACGTTTCAAACGTGCAAACAATGAACGATTTCTTAATTCCTGAAATGATTGATCAGCCATATATTATTCTATTATATAAGTATTTACAATAACCAAGTTAAACTTTCTTTTTTATCATTAACGGAAAATTCAAGTGTCTTTTGATAATCCGGTATAGAGCTAATTTCTCTAGGTAATATTACAGGACTTGTTACTTTGGATATTTTAGAAATCATAGCTTTATTATATGCAATTTGATCGTTTCTAAGCCTCAAAGCAGTTTCACGAACCCATAATCCTATACCAATAGACATCACCAAATCGTCGTTATAACCTCTCATCGCTTCGGCTTTCGGTCCGTTCCAAATAAATACATTCAATTCTTCGTATAACCGTTTTGATTTGATTATAACTTGTTTTTGTCTAAAAAATAACTCTAAATTACTCACTATTAATGGTCTATTTTTACTCGTTGTTGTAAACCCAGCGACTAATTTTTTATCTTGCGCGTGTAATTTATTACTATAAGACTTTTCTACATCTACAATAGTAAGATCGGTTGCACTATAAAACGTATTCTGATAGTCTCTATCTATAATCTGTTGAAGAGTTCCCCATCCTACGTTGTTATTTTCTACAACTAACAATGCGTTATTATATTCAGTAGCTACACTGACTAATAAATTACCGTAATCTTTAGTGGTTAGTTGACCTTTGTATTCAGCCACTTGTTCCATTGTTTCAATGTCAATAACATGAAATGCACTAAAATCTCCACCATCTCCTCTAGCACAATCCGCCGTCAATATGTAGTTTTTGCTGTAATTTGGATAATCCCAGATCCATAAATCTTGATTGTTACCACGTTTTTCTATAGGATCTTTTAAATATGTTTGTTTGTAAAACTCAAGAACATCTACACTAACAACTTGATTACCAGAAGTAGAAAAATCACAATTATGTGAAACAATTCCATCTACATTAAAAATATTACCACCTGATACATTTACTATATCATACAAATCAATCGTGTTTTCAAATTTTTCTATTGATACAACAACCACCTCTATACCATCAACTCCTGATATTTTTGATCCAATACTGATATCATGAGATCGAACCTCGACGTTGTTGTAAATAAATGAATGATTATCCGAACATTTTATTATTTTTCCGTTACTCAATAAAATGGTATAATAACAATCTTTTTTTACTTTTCTGATTCCAAAAAAATCCTGATATCCAGTCGGAGTCAAAATCTGAAATCTAGTATTTAGTTTAATTTTCGAATGATTCATATGTCAATCGTGAACAATTTACACCCTAATAAATTTTTAATTTCATTTTCTCGTTGGAAATCTCGTTGTTTCAATTTACCATTTTTATAGTGTCTTTTTTCATATATTTCCAACACGACGTTATTTTTCTCATCATATGCATCCAACCAATAACCAAGTTCTTTAAGAAAAACCTCACCTCCGTTTTCAGCATGTCTAAATGTATATCCATGTTTATTACCAAATTCCTCTATCAGTTGTATTGATCTCTTGTTATAACGGGGTATAATTTGTCCTTTTGTTTCTGATAGATACTTTAACGCGGATACTCTCATTTTTTGTTTTGTTTCCGGAGTGTGTGATTTACCGGTCTGGGTTTTATGATATTCAGGACATCTACGACAATATTTAGTCCATGTTATTTTTTTTCCACATTGACATTTCAATTTTATTAAATCGTAGTTATGTTCAACAATAAAACGAATTCGGTACGAAAAACTATACCATCCCTTGTAACTTTGTTGTTGTTTAAATGATTTTTCTAGAATCTCCGTATGAAAAAGAATAGATTTGTATAATTTTGGATTTTGTTTCATCAAAGTTCTATTCTTTGCACGACCAAATAAAAATTTATAATAATCGTTTTTTAACAATTCGGATTTTGTTTCCTCGGTTGAATATAAATCTGTTTCACAACTTAATTGTTGTTTGATTTTATTCCATCCTATAGATGCATAATTTTTAGGCATATGCGTATGAGTCGCAATCACATTCATGTATTATACATATAATTGTAAATCCCCAGAATATAACTTTTCCAAAGAAATATCAAATTCTTTTCCAGACAATTTATCTTTAACTCTAACAACAGAGTCTCCCCATAGACAATCACATTCTTGTGCGGCTCCTTTCACACCCGACAATTCTGTTTGTTTATCTCTCCAAGTCTGGTCTCTTTCTGGATGTAAATGCCATGGCAATCGTATAGTCTTGAAGTTATTTTTACCTTCTTCAGCTTCAACCCAAGTTTTATGGAAGAAGTTACCAACGCCGTTGGGAGTACTTAATATAATAGCTCTACCACCGGTAGATAATGTATATTGAGCAGACAGCCAAATTTCCTCAATACCATCGATAAATGCAGCTTCGTCAATAATTAGTAATGATAGAGCTGATGAACGACCTGCGGTACCGGCAGATGATACCGCTTTGATTTGAGATCCATTCTTCAATCGTAATGATAATCTATTGTCTTCTACACAAGGAACTTTCAACCAACTTGGAAGATTATCATTTGCAAATCTTACTTTGGTAACGATTTCTTTTGCGGTTTCTTGAGTAATACTAATACAAAGAATATTCTTATCATTGTGGAACGTCATTAACCACAAACTATATGCGGCGGTAAGAGTACTAATACCCATCTGACGACTTTTAAGAACAATGTTTAATTGATTATCAACAAACTCTTCCAAAGCCTCTTCTTGAAATGGGTATAGTTCAAATCCAACTGTTCCTCTTATAGGATGTTGAATCTTAACGTACTTTTTCATGAAGTATATAGGATCTTCTATACACTTCTTATACTCACTTTTTATTATTTCTCTGAGATTTTGCTGACTCATATTGTTCTTCGTACTCTTTTATTTTGGCATTTAGTTCTTCTAAACGTTTATAGAGTAACTCCAAATCTTTATTTAAATCTTCTAGTATTTTATTATAATCTTGAATACCTTCCCATCGTTCAAAAGAACCATCTTCTTCTAAAAATTCAACTGGTTTACCTTGATTTTCTTCACAAAATTTTTTGCTTTCTTCAAATTTTTTCTTATAGTCTTCTAAAATACTACGTTCATTCTTCAAATCTTGAAGTTCGTTGTAAATTTCAAACATACCAATCAATTTCAGATTGGTTTGAAAATTAATATAACAATCGTAACACATGCCCGTTTTTGGCCATACACGATCATCTAAATAATTCCCCCACCGAACATCCATATTACATTCTTTACAACGTTGTTCGTTGATAATTTTAGCTTTCTTTGGAACTCTACGTTTTACACCATTTTTCCAAATCCACTTTCTACCTTGTGAGTCTTCCCACTCTTCACCTTCTTTGCGTTTATTATTGTTTAAATTGGGATCGTAACCAAACTGTACAAATGGACGGTTGCCTTCGACGTAATCTTTTACAATTGATAGATTACTTTTACCTGATGCTTTTTTCATAACAAATACGTATTTATTTTATTTCTTAAACTTACTTCCGAGACCTTTTATAATAAAACTTCCTGTAATTTTAAATGGGTTAGAACTAATACTGGTATCTCTTACAACTATACCTTCATGTTTATCTAGATCTCCGATTTCACTTGTAGCATTTTTTAATATTTCATCGCCTAATTTAATCGTAGTTAAATAAACAATTGTATCACTTACCACTTTATTTAAATCTTGCCCAGCAAAATTTTGACTAATATTTCTACTTTCAACCGCTTTCAAAAATTGTTCTCTTGTAATTAGTGGAGTTGTAAACTTCAAACCTTTCAACCAATCCTTCAAAGACTTAGTTACAGCTTCACCCGTTGGATACAATGTAACTGGTTGAGTTAAAACACTTGCTAGTTTTGGTTCTGATTTGAAAGTAGTATCAACACTACCCAGCACCTTAAATCCATACTTCATAGCAATCTTATTTAATTTATTTATATAAGATTGCATCGCTATTTTGTCATATGGAATTTCACTGGCTACTCTCGATTTAACACTTCCATCTTTACCAAATGTTTTTGGCTTAATTTCTTTCAATCCGTGAATAGCTAAAAAGTTTCCTATTTCGCCATAACCCAAAACATTGGTTTGTCCTTCTACATATTCTATATTAAACAATATATTTGGATTATCTAACAATCCTAATTTTTTTAATTCTGATTTTGTACTAGGAATTGATTCATCAAAAATATTAATTACTTTGGTACCAATATTTATAAATCCGTGGCCTGGTTCAAATCGACTAGGCAAGTCTTCTGGTCGCATTCCTTTGATATCAAGTGGTTTTGCGCTACCACGATCCATCACAAATTGTCCATTTACCAAACGAATACTAGCATTTACACCATCTATTTTAACACTGCCAGCGCCTTGTTTTAATGACTTTACAGATTTAGAAAATACATCCACTAATTTAGCTCCTGTATTTACAAAATCAAATGGATGTGCCATATGGCCTCCAGCGCCGCCTTCTTGTATTACTTCGTTTAATATATTATTCAGCTTTATCATATGGTTTTAAAAATGTTTTATCAAACACTCTAACTGCTTTATCATAAGAACGTTTAGTTTCGTCTGTATCATCTTGTGTAAATTGCCAATTCCAGAACAATACATCTGATGTTTTGAATTGGTAATAATCGCCTAATACTGCTCTTTGAGTTTCAACAACTTGTTTACCGTGCCAATTTTGTCCAACTGCAATAAATCCAGCTTCAATGTCTTTTACAACATTCTTTTCTCCAAGAGTAGAGTGTCTGTTTTCAATCCAAGTTAAACGTTCAATGAGTTTTTGATAATAACCATTAGCTTGACCCCATCTAACACTAGCAAAAAATACTACACAATCACTTTCAAACAGTTCTTTGGTAATCTTCCAAAGTTCATCCCCTTTTTCATTAAGACTTGCCCAACAACGATGATATCCACTTGGATTCTTTTCTTTATCTTTTAATAATGCTTTTGCAACGCCACAATGATTTCCGTCGTATTTTAAGTTGCTACTAACATTGCCTTCACACGGAGCTATATTTAAACTGGGTACTTCAATCAATGTGACTTTTTCTTTACCCAATAATTCTTGTATTTTAATTGCTAATTGAGTACTCTTTGGAACATCGTCTTTGTGTTGACTCCATCTATTACTGGTAGTTAACAATAGTACTTTGTTCTTGGTACGTAAATAATCTATTGTTTTTTTGTATTTACGAGCATAAAGATCCATATCTTGCTCGCTTTGAGGAAGTTTGGCTTCTAACAATAGATCGGTTAAACTAATCATTTTAAAAGATTTTCCAACTCTTTTTGAAAAGTCATTCCTCTAATAACTTCAGGTGTACCTCCGTTATCTCTATTAAAATAACGTTTATAATTATTTAATGCTATTTTTAACTTTTCTTTATCCAGTGGCTCTTTTGACAAAATATCTTTTATCGTTTTTAAATTGTTAACAACAAGAACGTTTGTGTCATTTATCACTTGATCTATTAACGAAGAATCTTTTAACAATTGTTCTTTAACTAAATGATTTGTGTCATTTTCTTGTTTGGCCGTAGCAAGTATAGATTTTAACCGTATCATATTATATAAATATGTATTAATTACGTTTCCATTCAAATTTCATATGTCCACAGTCCCATATTCTATCATAACCATTAATTTGCATATTTTGCCATTCACTTAAATTAATATCAAATTTTTCAAGTTTTTCTTTCAATTGGTACTCCTTTGTTTTTATGAAAATAGTGATATCCAGACGTAGTGTTATCTACAAATGACATACCAATTTGTTTATATAAATTAATACAGAGTTAATATGATATTTAATAAATATTAACCGACTAACCAAAAAATTAAAACAAAAACCTCGCTTATTTCTAAGCGAGGTTTTGTGAATTATTTATTATCAAACATTAAAACTAGCCCCTCCTGTAGGAAGTATGTTGAAATCGAGTATAATAAATTCAGCAGTACGAGTTGGTTGAATATAGATTTGACCATATAGAATATTTCTATCTATCAAATCGGGTGTATTATTAGTTTCATCCATCTTGACTTGGAATGCGTAAATACCGTTACGTTGTTGTACAGATTCCAAATATGGAGTTACGATACTCAAGAATCTGTTACGTGTAGCAGCTACGTTTTGTTCGAATACCAAGTAGTTGCTTGAGCTCGCGATAAACTTCTTCAAGTTGATCAACAAACGACGTACATTGATACGATCCAAAGCACTTGGAGCGATTTGAAGAGTCTTTTGACCCCATACACAGATACCCTGGCCAGGGAATGCTGCGATTGGATTTACACGACCTTCATAGAGTGTATCACGTTCGCTGTGTGTTACTCTATCAAGTACTTGTACTGCTTGAGGAATACCACCACGGTTTAAACCGGCTGGAGCGTACCATTCAGCGGCAGCATTATCATTAGCAGCATAAACCGCTGGTAATACAACTGAAGGTGGTACACTAATAATCTTATTGGTATTGGTATCTAGGATCTTAACCCACGGATAATAAGTACCTACATAATTACTATCAACTGTAGCTACAGTATTTACTGCTGCATCAATCAATCCTACGGTTTGATTGCTTGCTGGGAACACCACATTATCCATGATATAGAAACAATCTTGGCGAGTTTCACACATATCAATTACCAATTCGGTAACATAACTGTGCATCTCACGGAAGATACCAGGTAATACAATCAAGTTGATATCAAATTCATCGGCATTACCTAGAGCAGCAATACATTGTTTATAAGCAATACTACCTGGACTGTTGATATTTGTACAGTCTAGACCTTGTGTATTACCTGGCGTAATAGCACTACCTACGTTGATAGGAATTGCTGGCCATTGACCATCAAATCCACCTTGGAAACCAACAACGAACTTACGTAGTTTAACATACGTACTTTCATTAACGGCGTCATAGGTACTTGGAATACTACCACTTAAACTTGGTGCTAATAAAGAACCTGTACTTGCAGAAGTACCTTGAGCATAGTATTTAGCAGTACTTGTTCCCCAAACTTTATCTTCTAGATCAAAGTCTATATTTAGACCATTTGAATCTGTATTGCCGTAGTAAGGTAGTGGATTAAAGTATTGGTGTGTATTATTTTCTACACCGACACCAAATGATGATGTAGGATATAGAGATTGAATTTCATCGTCCGTTTGTGGTACACCTCCAAACACTGTACCAGAAGGATATTTACCTGGAGCTAAACCATAGATACTTGCCTTACTATATTGAATGTAAGGAACATAAATACTAGCTGTACTATCAATCGGAGTACTATATGATTCAAATCCGTATGGTACTGAACTAACCGGATATGAAGTATCGGCCATTTCAATTCTAATATATCTGCTTAAGTTAACAAAATCTCCAAATTGAATGATTTTACCAGCGTAGGTAATATAAGCATATCTATCGCCTACTTTACGTGCTACATAGTTTGCTGATTCTGGATCCAAATTACAATTTTGGAAAATTTCAAGATACTTAGGCTTCTTATCGGTATCACTATAAGCACGTACTGCTAATGTGAAACTGCCCCAATCGCTGCCAGGTACGGTACCTGCTAATTTAACATTACTAATTTCAATCTTAAATTTTTTATTACTTAATGTACCGTCGCTCAAAGTATGTACTCTGAATAATTGGAATTTTGTTGGTTCCGGAGATTCAGCCGCACTACCTTTAAATGGAGCTATCTTCTGTGAATAGATCCAAGGAGTAGTTGCGTTGGTGATACTGAATTGACTATCACCGGCGTTTAAATTTGTACTATATTGATCTACAAATTTAAGTGGTTCACCCACAATTGTACTTCCGGATATACTATTTGTACCAACTTGCAATTTCCAACCCAAATTACTGGTTTTTTCAGCAACGAACTTCTTGATACTATCTTCAAATAGAACGTAGTTGTAAGCAGCTTCAACTTTTTGACCAGCAATTTGTTTATCAGGATTACCAACTGTTGGATCAACTCCAAATACGTCTTTAATATAGTTATTATCATTTTCATTTAGACTGAAATCGTAATATCCGTATGTACCAGAAGAAACGCTGCCATTTGGATTTGTAAAGTTATATCTTAAAGCCAAATTATAAACGTTTTCGTTTGGATTGATCAAATTCTTATATGGGAATGTTGAACTAGTTAGTTGTGATAATGTAGTGTTATTGAATCCATATACCTCGTAATCACTGCTAAATTGAGCAGAAGCATTTTGAGTGTTAGCCAATACTGCCAAAATCATATTTTGACGACCTGAAGTATTTGGATTACATGGGTCATTACTATTTGTTCCGTCTGGCGTAAATGTTCCTGTATATTTACCATAATTACCGCTAATTACACCTTTTAACTGTAAACCAGCAACGCATGTTCCTGATCCACGAACAGAAGCAACACTACCGCTTAGTAATTGAACGTTTCCACTAGAAACATTTAACACGTCTCTATTATATCCAATACTAGTATCGTTAAAATAAGAACTACTAAATAATACACTTGTAGCAGTACTTTCAGCGAACGCTGTAGAAATTGCAGTTTCTGCACTTACATCTTGTGCTTGTACACTTGAAGTTAAATAATAATATGGATATTGTGCATTCGATGGAGCGCCTTTCTTGGTAAATAAAATAGGACCGATTCCGCCTATATTTAATTGTTGGTCAGCGTATAAAACACTGCCACTTAATGTTCCTGTGCCATCAGTCGATCCAGCATTTACTAAACTTGTAGCTGCTACGGATCCAAATTTCACATTGATTGAACCGCTAAGAGATATTCTTGAATTATCAACGCGGAATTCATAACTACCTGTAGACTTAGCCAAATTATAATTAGCCGTTGAAAAATTAGTAGTTTGAGATGATGGACATTTAGCAAAAACTAATCCATATACAACGGTATTTCCGATTAATGTATATGAAGCAGTCAAATAACTGTAATACGGATGAGTAGATGATCTAGGAGCAGTATTTTGAGAACCAGAAATATTACCAAATGTATTTGTATCAAATACCAATGAATACGTAGTTGCGCTAGATGAAATAGATCCTGAAAAACGTGATTTTTGGAAATCAAAATTTGCCAAACTATAGTTAGTTGTTTTACCTACCGTAAAATTGCGTCTTTGTACAGAAGCGGTAAATGCATTATAATAATCAGTGGTGGTGATTTTTAATACTTTACCTAAACTGGCTGAAGTAGCCAAGGAACTTGAAAGTGTTGAATAATATGGCAAACCATTGATATTATTTAATAAAAATAAACTAATTTCACTTGTAGTGGCTTTGGTTACTGTAATTTTACCGGATAATCCAATAAAATTATTTTTTCCGACAACTGTATTGTTACTTCCAGAAGATATTAATACAGAACTACTTTGTTGATAATTAATATTGGTAGTATAATTTGTATCGTCCAAATACATGAATGATGCGGTTGTAATAGCACCGGCATCTGATCCACGATTCCACGTACCTGGTTGTGCATAAACAAGTAATGGATTCTTTTGCCAGTAACCAGTTAAACCACCTACACGAACAACTGTGACAATGCCTTGTTGTTGTAGATATTCTTTTGCTGTATATGGACCGTAATATACACCGTCAGCAACACCGAAACGATTTTCTAATGTAGCTACATCTGTTAAAGTTGCTGGGAAAAATGCGGGCCCGTCAGAAAATGGTGCTACTATAGCACCACCGATGTTAGCGACTCCTTGTGCTAAACCCGACAGATCGTTTTCTCTGGTAAAAACGCCTGGACTTACTATATTTTGTGTTGGGGCAAATGTGCCTCCTTCTTGTATTGGCATAATGTTAATATCCTTTCAAAAGTTATATTTAATCAATAAATATAAAATAAAAAAAGGAAGATTAAACTATTTATTATATCTTTTTTTATTTTATAACAAATTTTTATCAACCGTTAATTTATTGATTGTATCAATTACTTGATCGGGAGTTATAGTTTTAGTACATATAAAGTGATCTTTTGTATTTTTATTAACAGGACACCAATTCCAATCTCCTCCGTCTAATTTGTACAAACTATTGTTCCAACAACCGTTACAAACCGACTCGTTTATTAATCTATAAGGAGTGGAAAACTCATTGAAAGTTTTAGTAAATCCGCTTATTAAAATTACAGGTTTACGTAATGCCCAAGCAAGCCAACTAATACCCGAACTCAATCCTATAAAAAATTCGCAGTTATAAAGCCAATTTATCGCATCATTGATATTTTCTGTTTTTGGATGAACCACATTATATAAATTTTTTAAATCCATGTAATTTAACGGTTCTTTTTGAATGACAACTACTTTATATCCGATTTTATTCAAATAATCTACAGTTTTTTGCCATCCACCGTCATATTGCCAATGTTTACAACCTGACGTTGATGCAGTAGAAATACATACGTATTTTTCATCAAGTTTACGTGTAGTGTTGTTCACAATTATACTAGGAGTTATTTCTACGTAATCAAAACCAAGAATATTTGCCGAAATTTCTTGTAAGTTTTGTTCTCTATAATCTTTAGGTGATAAATTTCTGTCGGATGGGTCAAAACAACCTATTCTATATGTAGCAAAATAATTACTATTTAAATTTTGATTATAATTATAAAAATTTAAATTTGGATATGAGTCTTTAAATATATTTTTATTTGGTGTGTATATATCAACTATACACTTATGAGTTTTCTGAAATTTATCAATATAAGAAATCCACGATATATAATCTCCAAGTGAAGGAGACTCGTTTATTATTTTAACATTTTTATTTTCTAAATTAAGATCGTATATAAAAATTTCATTTGTTTCTATATCTTTTATTTCAATTCTCCACGGAATATAATATTTTTTACTAGCTACACACCACATATTATTGGTGATATCGGTTTCATATAATATTTGACTTGAATTAAGATCTTTCATTTTTATATTATATTTTTTCGTGATTGATCCTAATATTTCTACTTTTGGTCCATTATTGAAATCAAAAACAAATTCGTTTTTGATTTCAATCGGATTAATTGGAGACTTATAAGTTATTTCTGTATTATTGTATATGTCCACCAATTGTGTAGCCATCGTTTGATTGTTATATATGTTAATTAAATTCATTACAATATTATCCCAACTTTTAATTTTTGATGTAAATAAACATTTATTTTTAAATTGTTCATAATTAGCAATGACATAATTGATGCCATTAACAATACAGTCAACGTCTCTTTCAACTTTATACAAACCTTCCAATTCGTTATTTTTTTCGTATGTTCCTACTATTGGTAATCCACACCCAATTGATTCCAACAAAGTTAAATTTGGATGACCAGCTTCCAAATCTGATAAATGTAAAAATATTGAATGTGATTGGTACTCTTTTAATAATTCTTGTTCGTTTAAATTAAATTTTAAAGTTAATTTTTCATAGTCGGAATTGAATTTTTTAAAAAAATGTTTATTATTTTCTGGACCTGCTATGGTAATAGGTAAATTTAATTTCTCAGCTGCATGTATAGCATATGAAAATCCTTTTCTATCATACGATTTATCGTGAGCTATACCGTTATTAGCAACACATAACAAACGATGTGTGTTAAAATTATTTTGTGACGGTTTAAAAAATTCGTTATTTACACCGTGACTTAAATATAAAACGTTTTTTAAATCAAAATATTCAACCAAATACTTTGCTGGTACAAAAGTCTTCAAAGAATATTTAGCGGCTTCGTAATTTTCTTTAAAAACATTACTTTCTTTTGTATACAAAAAAGCGTGGTGATCGTGACATGTAAAAAAATAAGGAATATTTTTATTACGAAGCATAATTGCTAAATTTGCAACGTGTACGTGTATTACATCATATTTAGATGGATCTATATCATTTAAATATAAAATGTCACATACATGACCCATTTTCTCAAAAGCTTTTTTATATTCCCATATAATTTTTTCAACCGCCCCCCAACCATTTGGTGGAATTGGTAAAATGCCTGGATGTACTTGTACAATTTTCATTTTAAATATCAATTTTTTAATTTATATAACTACTTACATCTTCTGTTTTTTCAGTATACAACAAAATATCGTTTTGATAAACATCTATTTTTTTTGTATTTTTGCTCAAATTATTAAAATTCCAAGCATGTATACAAGAAACCGTGTGATTAATATATGTAGTTGTATTATCCGTAAATTCTACTTTTATAAATCTTTTAATTTCGTTGGGTGTATAATTATATGTTAGTAATATATATTCATCTTTGTATTTATACAATCTTGTGGTACATCCTCTATATTTACTGTCGTAATTAGATACCGAGGTTTCAGTATTCCATATGGTATCTTTAAAATCATTTTTCATTTGATCTCCACCGGATTTTTTTAAAATTTCATCGTCTTTATTTTTTTTAAGATAATCGTATATAAAAACTTCTACTATTTTAAAATCATTATTATTATAAATTTCATGTAAATAATTTTTATAATCTAATTCACATGTTATTTTTTTAATTTTATTTAAAAAATAGTCTATTTCACAATAGAAATAGTGAAAAGATATGTCCGGTGGATTATTATTATCATTGTAATAAAATAATCCTTTTTTATTTTGAAAAAAACATTCTAATGGAATATTTTTTATATATTTTCTAGAGTTTGGTCCGTACAAATCGTCAACTTCAAATCTTTGAAAATGTGTATAGCCCAAATTTTTAGCATACATTAAAGAATTAAATAAATTTATTAATACAGATAAACCGTGTTTTTGGAGACTATAAGATATATCGTGACATTCCATATTACCAATTAATTTCCAAGTATCTAAATACGGTAAATTAGTATAGGTATCACTAAACAGGTTATTATTACTATCATATAAATAATATTTAACTCCGTTTATAATGTTTATGTCTATAAGAGTATTAGAAACTAAGAGTACTTCGTGTCCATCTTCTTTCATCCAATTTAAAGTATTACTTAGTTTATTTTTGATAGCATCGTTATGAACAAAACTATCAATTATAGTAATAGTTTTATTTACATGATGTACATATCTACGTTCTAATTCTCTTTTTATTATTTCATTATTAACATTTTTTTCCTCATCGGTTTTAGTACTAAATACACACGACTCTCTAAACCTATAAATTCCAACACATTTATCATTATCACAATAACCATCGCCGTTTTTTAAAAGTTCAAAATTAAAAATCCAATCGGGATATGGATAATTCAAAAATTTATCCATTGTATTTATTTCTAATCTTCTATACACTCTACCAAAACAAATATAATTTGTTATAAGCAGATCTTTCAATTTAACAATCTTTAAAGAACTACAAACCCAGTGTGTTTCTGGAAATATTTTATCATTTTGTTTATACTTACATCCAGAAGAATAGACTACATATTGTTTATTATTGTCTAAAAAACTAACGGCTCTTTGAAAATAATTTATATCTGTAAGATAATCGTCTCCATCTATATAAAATACGTATTCGCCTTTACATTCTTTATTAAGAATGATTGGATTGTGAGAAACGCCGTAATTAACACTGTTATCCAACAATTTCAAATTTTTTAAATGAGAAAATTTACTATGAATAATATTGTAAGTGTTATCATTAGAACCATCATCCCTAACTATTATTTCATATTCAAAATCAACTTGTTGATTAAGTACAGAATTTACACATTCCTCTATGTACTCTTCAAATTTATAACACGGTATTATTACGCTTAATTTCATATGATTAATTTTTAACAAAAACAATATCGCCCCACTGATGATATGTGTAAAACCAATACTTTTTAATAAAATTAAAGTTTGACAAATATTTAACTATATCTTCTTCCGAAGCATTTCCTTCATACATATTACCTATGTTTACTTCTGTTTTTATTATCTTTAACGAAGGTGAGTGTAGTAAATCTCCGAATCCTTCTAAAACCTGTAAATCTGATCCTTGACAATCTACTACTAACATATTAATATCATTCCAATTAAAATCAGTCTGACTATTGACATATGTATCAAATCTTTTTGTCAATACCGATATTTTATTATTATAGTGAATGTGTGGATATTGTTTTTTATGTTCTTCTCCTAACTCTAAAACGGAAGAACTTTCTTCGTTATTTGATATATTAAAATTTTTAATTATATCATCTTTATTATAAAGAGTAAACGGTAACCAATATTGTTTTTTACCAAACTTAGCCGTATTATTAATTAATTTATTTAATATTAAATAATTGGCTTCGACCCAAACCATTGTATCTACATCATTTTTAACATATTCTTTAACTTCAGCTCCTACGTGAGATCCTACATGGCAAATTCCTTTTATATTAGCAATTTCTTTTTTAAGGAATTCTATATCAGTAACTAGTAACTCTTTTTTATTTTCTTTTTTTGCATATATAGTTGCATTATCTATATTTAGATAATTGTCAATTATATCTTCGTTATTTTTACTGTGATTTCTAACTTGTAAAATACTAAATCCATGTGATTCTAATATTTCCACTAGCTTTTTAACACGTTTGTCTTTATTGTCATGATATTCCAATAAAATTGAATCGGTGATATCATAAATATTTTTGTTTAGATTTTCTAATATAGAATACTCGGCTCCTTCTACGTCTAGTTTAAGCAGAGATATTTGTTTAATGTTATAATCATTAACTATTTTTTCCAAAGTAGTACAATCTACGGTTTGAGTACAAGTATTAGTATTAGCGTGTTCTTTATATAAAGAACTTAACGTAGTACAATCATCGTTTGTATACAAATCAACCGTCCCCACAAAGTCAGAGATAGCTTTATTAATAATTGTAATTCTGTTTTCGTCGTTAAAAATACTACGTAAGTTTGATAAACAATTTATGTTTGGCTCTATAGCAAAAATTTGTTTTGCGTTTTTATCAAAACACAGTTTAGAAAATAATCCTGAGTTTGCACCTATATCTATAACTGTAGATAAATTATCTATACCATAACAATCATAATTTTTTTTCACAAACATTTCTAGATAGTTGTGAAATAACAAATCAAAAGGATTTATTATATTAAATTTAAATTTATCATTCTTTCTATTTTTATCAATATACAATTCCGTAGACGTTATTATTTTTTTATTTAGATCATATATTTCTATTAAAAATCCACGAAACGTATCTTCTTTTTCAAAATCAAACACGTGTGTTGGAATAGGAATGGTCCAAAATGTCGAATTTTTATAAAAAATATTCTTAAAATTATAGATAGGAATATTTGAATCAACATCTTTTATAACAACGTGACATTCTATATTTTTATCGCTTAAATATTCAAAAACAATTTTATTTGAATTTTCAAACTTAACGTTGAATAAATTATTAATTTTAACAGATGTATCTAATGTTGTTTTGGGGTCGGTAGACTCATTGATAACGGTATCAGATATGAAATTTTTTATTAAAAATAGATTATCTTCCAAATCATTAGTTAACCACGTAATATTTTTATATTTATTGTACATCCCACAGTATACAGGTAGATTATACATCAATATAGGCATATTCCAACCAATTGCTTCTCTTAAAACTAAAGGACTTGTTTCTTTATCGTTAGCGTGTCCTCTTGAAGTAAAAATAAAAACATCCATAGCGTTGTAAAACGTATCAACGTCTCGTCTTTCTCCCCACCATTTACAATTTGCAGGAAAACTTTTCATTAAAGGTTCCCAATAGCTTTTAAAATTATCCGCTTGGTTACCGACAAAATGAAATTGTACGTTTTTATCTAATAATTTTCTGGCATAATCAATAATTTCAGACTGATTTTTTCTAGAAGTAAACAACCCAACATTCAGAAAATGTTTTTTATTAGGATCCAATCCGAGATTTAAAAGTGATTTATTACGATCAGTTTTTACTTTATATGATATAGGATACTCTACCACGTAAGATGGTATAGATAACGGTGAAAACATGTTTTTTTGATACTCACTAACAAAAACGAAACTATCAGGAAAAAATTGTTTTTGTGAAATATTAAAACTACTGTCGTGTGAGGTTTCTATGATCTTATATGATCGTTCATTGGTATATATTTTTTTGGATATTTCTCGGTCACAAAAATATTCGGGCAATTCTTCTAAATGAATTATATCCGGATTTATATTTTTTATATGATCGATCAATTCGGTTTTATTATCCGTCAGAGTTATAAGTTTATTACCCAATAATTGTTCTATCTGTGATCTTTGAACAACCAAAACTCCTCCTGTAATATTTGAATATTCAATACAATAAATTTCGTGGTTATTTATCAATTCTAATATTTTTTTTAAAAGGTATTGAGGAGCTCCTCCGGTAGATAAGTGAGGTGTTATAAACAAAATTTTCATAATATTAAATACATACTACTTTACTATATCCTCCTTCTTTTTTTATTTCCACTCTGGTATCCACCATATCACGCATTTGGTCCAAATGGCTGATTATCCATATGAACTCAAATTGATGTTTTAAATAATTAAACAACACGCCCATTTGACCCAAATGATCACTGTCAGCACATCCAAATCCTTCGTCTATACAAATAATATTTGGTCTAGGCAAATTACTAATATTAATTAAAGCAACTCTAATTGCTAATCCACTTACAAACTTCTCCATGCCACTTGCCATTTCAAGTGGCCAACGTTTATCGTCATAAACTATATTAGTCATAATATTCTTACCATCTGTTTGCATAGTTACTGTAAACTCAACTAACTGTTGAAGAATATTATTAACTTCTTTTTCAATTTCAGGCAAAGTCTTGGTAATAATTTCATACGGAATTCCATCCCGACTTATAACATTGGTATATAGTTTATAAGACTCATACGAATCTTCAAGCTCTTTAACTTTGCTAAGTTGATCGGTAGTATTTTTATACTGCAACTCAAGTCTTCCTTTTTCCGTAGAAATATTAAACAATTTATTATTCAATGATTTAATCTGAGATTCATAATCTTTGATAGAAGATTTTACAACATCAATTTCTGTTATTAACTTGATGTTATTTTCAATAATATCTTTATTTTTATAAAAATTTTCAATATTATGAATTACATTACTCAAATCGTTTTGTAATCTGATTTTAAAATTTTCATCACGTAGTATTGCTGTAGACAAAATCTCTTTGGATTTTTCTAATCTAACCTTTTCAGAATTTACACGTTGACATTCTTTGTAACGAGATTCAATGTCACCAAAAAAATCTAACTTAGATTTAATAACATTATATTCTTCTACCAATAATTTTCCTTTGTTTTTATCATGTTCCAGTTCTTCTTTAGTCTTGATAGCATCTTTCACAAAAACGTTATTTATACAATACGTACAATTAGGATCATATTTGTGTTCTTCTAATTTTTTAAGTTTATCAATTTTATTTTTAACTACTACTTTAAGCTTATCAATTTCTGAAGATTTTTTTGATTCTTCATCTTTATAAATTTTATATTGATCATAATCGGTTTCTATATTTTCACAACTTTTTAATGAAGAAGATAAACTATATAACTCAGTTTCAATAGATGAAAACTTGGTCTTTTTATCATTGATATCTTTTTCAAATCTATTGATATTAGATTCTAAAGATTTCTTTTCGGATTCTAGTTTAGTAATGTCAATATCAAACGAAGATGTCTTAATAACATTATTTGATAGTTCTAATAACTTGTTATTATGATCATCTTTTTTAGATTCTAAGTCTTTTACTTCTAAATTGTATTGTGTAATACTTGTATTATTACTATCAATACTACTGGATACATTTTGTAATTCTTGTAGTAACTGTTCTTTGCTTACATTCTTTAAAAGTGTATTTGTTTCTTTAAACTTATCATTTGCCAAATTATACAATTGATCAAATACAGTTAATCCCATAAATTGGCACAACAAATCTTTACGTTCAGTTTGACCCAGATCGATAAAAGATCCGGCCTTACTATTTTGTATACTAAGAACCGTTAAAATAAAATCTTCATACGTGCCTACGTAATCTCTGATTATATCATTTGTACTTCGCCGAGCTTCTCCGTTTAATGGTACTTCATTACCGTTTTCTATTTTATAGAACTTAACCTCAACTTTAACATTTCCTTTTTTATCGGATTTACCATCACGTTCAATAAAGTAATCAACACCGTTGACCTCAAAATTAAATTTACAACGAAAGCTCATCTTTTGAGTATTTAAAACATGTGATGCTTTGAACCCTTTACTAAACTTATCAAATACACAAAATGCAAGTGCATCCATGATGCTTGATTTACCACTTGCATTTGGTGCAAATAATCCGATAGTGCCTTTTAGTTTTGTGAAATCAATTATGTTACCCTCACCATAACTAAACATGTTATCAAACTCAAACATCTTTGGCTTCCATCGAATGTTCTTTGGTGTCTTATCTTTAGATATCTCTTTGTTTAGAGATTTATTTAACTCTTTAACCTTCTCTATGATATCTTTATCTATGTTCTTAGTTAAGAGATTATCTTCAATAAGTTTATTTTGATAATCTACATTAAAAATGTTGTGTATGTCAAATATCTGACCAGACTTTAAAGTCAAATCATTAGAAAGTTCATCGCCACGAACATAAGTAGTTTCAACTAAAGTACATTTTTCTTTAATTTCACTTACGATTTCCTTTACCTGTGAGGGTATAGATTCCCTACAGATTACTCTTAATGTAACCTTCTTTGGAATTGATGAAATATCCGTTACTAGTTTGCCTTTGTTAATTTCAACTGTATAAAACCCATAGTCATTAGATAACTCGTAGTGTTTAAATACTTTACGTTTTAAGTCCCACATCAAAAATCCATGTCCTCTAAGTTCTTCACCATGATTTTGTTGAATCATGCTTGATGCATATGCAATGACTGGTTTATTTTCCTTTTCATCATATTCTTGTAGAACTTGATGTTTATGAATATCACCCAACATTGCAATATGATGTCCATCAAACAGTTCGTTTGTGATTGCACGATTGCTCACGGTATATCCAATATCAGTAATTGCATTATTTACTGGGCCGTGAAATAGTGCAATATGATGATCCGTACCAACCAGATACTTTGCGGGTACATCGTCTAATTTTACGTATTTTTCAGGACTATCAAATACACTGAAATTATTAAATAAGATGTTTTCATATCTAAATACATCACTAGCTTTTAAGTAATAAAGATTTGAATGATTTAAACTGTCTACGATTGGAGTTAAACAATCTAATCTAGATTTATTAGCTAATGTAGCATCATGATTTCCAGCTATGAGAATTGTAGGAAGACGATCTGCACAGTTCTTTAAAAATTCACTTCCAATTTTCACACACTCCGGACTTAGATCGGATTTATTATGAAAAATGTCACCTGCAATTACTAACAATGCATTTAGTGTTTTTGCTTTATCAAGGGCTGCATAAAACTTTTGAAAAACCGACTTATATTCATCGTGTCTTTGTGTAAGACGAATATGAATATCTGCAATGTGCACTATGCAATTGATTTTTTCATCTGTATTTTTTAATACAATCATAATTTATTTGTTAACTTATATCGGTACAATAGACTTTCATCCATTCTAACACTGTTACTGATGGTTTGCCAAGTTTTTTTGTGACCTATTTCATTTGGATCTTTGCCATCCAACAATACCAAGTGTGTTTCTATATTGTTACTTACTAAAAACTCACAGATTTTGATACTTGAAGATAAAGCATCGTTATCCAAAAGAACATTTACTCTAGGTGGTTTATTCACCATCAATTTTATTTTTAATTTTCTTGATAGAGTTTTACCAAATAAAGGTACGACGTTGTATTTAACCGACAAAGCATCAAACGGTCCTTCTACGATTGTGAGAGGTTGATTAAAGTCTGTAAATAATTCAAAGCCAATTATATCTTTACTACCATCACACAGTCTGTATTTGAGTTTGCCGCCACAAAAATCTCTACCACAATAAAAGTTTAACTTTCCGTCTTTGTCATATGATGGAATAATTACCCTATTAGCAAAATTGCCTTCGGAACAGTATCCAATGTTGTATCTAACAATTTCATGAATTGTAAGATTACGTTGTAAACAATAGTTTAAAGCGTGTTTATAAGCAAAGTCTTTATTGGGTTTACACAAAGGTTTAAATTCTTCAGGTAAAACGAGATCTTTTTTATCTTCTTCAATTGTATAAGTTATCTTAACTTTGTCCTTACACAATACCTTATAAAATTCAGCAGGCGCTTTTACTTTCTTCAACAAAGACGTAAAACTTTTACCACTAAAGCCACATACCCAACACTGATAATAACCGGTTGTGGTGTTGATATTTAATTTTCTTTTGTGATGTTTACAATTCGGACAAAAAACTAATATTTCATCTCCACCTTTTTGTATATGAGGCTTTTGCTTAAACAGTTTTGAAAGCGTTTCTATAACAGAACCATTAGTCATTTACTATAGTATATCAAAACATTTAAATTTAATCAAGCACTTTAATTTTTATATAAGCCGGCTACGATAGCGTCATACATATCACAGTTGCGTTCATCCCAATTACCTTTTTTATTCTTAACCGTAAAGTTAACAACGTCTGGTATCAACGATTCCAACTCTTGCTTAACAAAGTCTTTGGACTTTATTCCTTTGATTCTACATTTACCAAATATTTGCTTACGCATTGTATTTACGCTCAATAGGTTTACTTTCTTTTTAAAGTGTTCTTCTATTATGTATGCAAAGACCGCGTTGTGTCTTGCGAGTGTAATAATCGTTTGTTGACTAGTAAAACCGCCGGCGAACCCGCTTAGAGCAGCTTCCAAGTTAATTTGTTCAAATAATTTACAATATTTGTTTGATTCCAACTCTGAAATTACATGAAATGTTTTTTCTTTAGTCGTATCAAATTTTTTTGTGTCAATAAAGCCAGCATCCAGTATCTTTCCGTTTTCACTGAAAGCCCAACCTGTTACTGATGTCGATGAATCTAATCCTAATATAACCATTTAGAATATATATTAACGACCAAAAGATCCGTTAGTATATTTCTTATTATTAAAACCTTTTAAATATATTGACTGTTGTAATGATCGTTGACCATCAACAGCGTCTTTAAACTCGGTTTGTTGTGTACCTTGTTTAATTTTAAAACCCTTGGTTACAGTATAGTTTGTATCAAAAGTACTACCGCCTAACGAAATTTCATTGGACCCAACTGTCTTAACGTTTTTTTGTACTGGCTGATATGCGCCGCCTGCGGATTGACCACTAATGTATCTGTCGGATAGACTTTGATTTAATGATTCACGATTAATTTTTTTACTATCAGGTGAGGTTGCCATATTTTTATTGTGTTATATATAATAAATATAATTAAGTATCCCATTTAACAACAATATTAATTGGAATTTCACTTGTATTTTTAATTGGTTGAGCTAATTTAGCAACCGCGACCAATTCTCCTTGATCGCTGTATAAACCAACCGTTGTAATATATGGGGCTAGATATGAACCTGTTATATCAATTGAAGAACTATAATTAAAATTAAAAAATTCTTGTTTAATTAGTTTTGTATTAAATTTTCCCGTTTTTTCATTTAAAAATCCAACAATATTATCATAATTTGTACGTTTTGCTCGTGGATTTAAATAATTCTGATAATTATTTATTGTCAAATCATTTATAAAATATTTCCATAATATTTCTGCGTCTTGATTATTTGTAACACCATCGTTGTTAATATCTAAATCGACGTCACAGAACTTATCTTTTATTGTTTGTGTTAGACGATTATCGTCGTAATTCGTAAATGAAGATGTGTAATAATTAAACACGGATTCATCTACATCACCGCTCACAAAATTTAACCACCATTTCTCCGAAGAATTATTTGTAATTCTATAATTTAGATATCTCATTATAATATCAAGATTATTAAAATCAAACACGTTTTTATTCAGTATATCATATTCAAAGTATGAAGATGTTATTGCAGATGGATTTGTTGAAACGTTAAATTCGCCGGGTTCAATTGTACATATATACTGTTTTTCATGTAGAGACATTTGACTTTGATAATCCATATACAAATATGAATTGTTAAAATCGGTGGGATCAAGTGTCAAATTCTTTAATATACTACCTGTATTATTAATAACAATTTTATTATTATTGTAAAACACATTACCAACGTGATGATTTTTTTGTAAATCTTTCATGTCATAGATGTAAGACATGCCGAATATTTGACTTGATACGTATTGAGTATCTCCGTCTTCGTTAACAAATATAATCAGATTGTCACATACACCACCAATAGCGCCACTAATAGCGCCACTAATAGGACCGCCAAAATCACAACTAATACATTCTTCGAGTTGATTTAAAACAAAACTAGAAGTTATATAACAGTCTTCACTTTGATAAGACGATGTTAATTTATAAAGTGGTTGAGAAGCGCTGCCTGATTCGGTTATTATCAAACTTTGTAGATGAAAATCGTCGTTAAGTGGTATGGGAGCTCCTATAACTAAATTGTCGTCTGACACAGATACAGAATATCCGAATGCATTGTACGGTTTGCCTAATTCTTTTCGCTTTGAAATAGGAGTTGTAGTCAGTTGTACTACGTTGGAATTAGTTACATAATATAATAAAGTTTGGCCACAATACGTAGATTCTCCGAAATCGGTTTGATCGAATGTATTATCATAAAAATCTATGGAACTTGAAATAAAAATAGAACTAAATGGAAAATATGGTTTTGGCGATCCGATCAAAACTTTATTATTATGTGTGGATACTGAAAATCCAAATAAATTATCTTTAAATGTGGATGAGTCTCCGTATACTTTCGTTAACAACGTATAGTTTACTAATAAATTACCACTTATTTCCGAATTGTTACAAATATCATCGGTATACAAATAAACGGATCCACGTTGTCTTAATACATTTGATCCAGAATATTCCCAATAAATCAAATCATTTGGTGCACCTACGGCTAGTAAATTTTTGTGTATTGATACCGAATATCCATATCTAGAATTTATCTGACTGCCACTCGCAACAAAATCAAAGTTTGCGTCGTTTAATTTATAATAGTTAGAACTCGTATTTTGACTTAACGTTTGTTTTAGTTGCCAACCATTTGAAGATGATATAAATATATAAACGTTTGATTGTGAAAGTTGATTACTACCTACTACCAGTGTAGTTTCTGTAGCTTTATCTAAGCATATAGAACTGCCGAAATTATATTGTAATGGATATGTAGTTAAACTACACGACACCGTAGATTGCAGTTGATATATACATTCTGAGTCTACATATTTGTATATATAAACACAGCCTCTTCCTGAATTGTAATTAGGTGCACCAACCGCTAGATAATTATTAGTAATACTTACGGTTTTACCGAAATGTTCGGATATAGATCCAGTTATTACACAAACCGGACTATTGTCTAACTGACTATTTGATTCCGAGTCACAATCATTAAACGAAGACATTATGCCGTTAGATGTGTCGTATGTATAATTAGAATTAATTACATAAATATCTACGGAAGCAAACGAAGATGTATAACCTGTATAAAAACTAGCTGTTACACCTGTATCTCCTATCGCTAAGAAATAATCACACATGTCAATTGAAGATCCGTAATTTGACTGATATGTGTGTATATTATCATCTTCAATTACTAAATAACTACATGATGTGGATGTATCGTTGTAGTAACCGTCATCTTTTGTAAACGATGCTGTAAATGATGTACTACTACTCTGTTCAGTATAATATGTAGGTAAATAACCATTTTCAGTAGAAAACTTTTTTGTATACGTTTTGATAACAGGATATTTTGAATTAAACCGATCATTTTTAATTAAAAATACTTGACCTATTCTTGAAAATCCCTCACATTGTGAGTATTTTTTCCACGGTGGATTGCCTATAGCAATAAAATCACCGTTGGTTACTACGGTTGAACCATAATTTTCATTATAAATTGTGTCTAAATTCGCCATTAACTATAAATATAATTGTAACTAGTTATTGTTTATCAAATATCTTCCCAAACCACTTTCACCGGTGTTAGTCACAGTATCGGTTGTATTTGAATATATATTATAGTTATTAACAAAATACGAACCTGACAAATATAAATTATTTAAACCGTCATCTTTAATATCGGCAACTATATCTCCTGTTTGATTATTAATAACAACACTTTTTTGTCTAATTCTATCTCCACTTTGTGTAACATTTAAAGTATAACTTATAAACTTATCGTCAAGTTGCAACTTAGTGTTGGAATTATTAAATCCATCAAAGCCGAATATCTGATAAGAATTATTGTAAGTATTATAATACATATTTTTTATAGTATTATATACTTGTACTTGGTATGTACCGTCGGAATTTATAGGATTATTTACCGAATTATATTCTGGCGTGCCAATTGGATAAAAAACTGAATCGGCAGACTGTTTGAATCCAAACTGCATATTTGGATTATTTTCGTTTAAATTGGGAGAACACGCTAAATATCCGTTAGTATTAATAGTGGAACCATCACACGATGAACTCGCCACGGTAACAAATGAACCGGTGGCTAAAGTGTTAAAATTATAAACACACTGTTCAACCGGTATTATTAACGGAAAATCATATGTGCCATCGCTTGCTAATAACAAATCGGAAAATAAGGTATTAGCTATTTTATTTTTAGCAATCGCAAATGTAGTTACCTGAATATCTTGATTTTTTAAAAATTTAACCATCCTAATATAAATAGGAAAAATTAAAAATTATATTAAAAATCTATACGACACTTGATTAACAATTCATTATCAAATGATTTTTGCGTTGGCTTACTTAATTTACCAACTGCTAATAATTCATTGTTAGAATCGTACAATCCGATTGTAGTAACATAGGTACGTGGATTACTTATTAATTCGGGATAAATTATAGTACCTTGAGTTTTACCATCATTTCCGTTAGAAACAAATGTAGGATTGTTGCTGTAGTTAAACTCTTTATTTTTAACTCTTATAAAATAGTTCGTTGATGGTACAAATTCACTTTTACGTACTGCCATATTCTTATTTGATCTACGTAAACTTAAGAAAAACTTACGTATCCAATCTCTCCAATAACTCTTAAATTGTGTTGACGTTTGATTACTAGGACGCCCAGTTGCTGTAATTTGTGGAGATGCATCTGTAATGCCTACAATTTTATCTAGAGCAACGGCATTCAATATAACAACGCCGTTCGTTGGATAAAATAGACCTGTACCCTGATAATATGCTGTTACCGTACCTCCATGTGTATATGGAGTCGGAATTCCATTAATAATTGATCCCGAAATTAAGTTATAAACGTTTTGTTGTTTATTTATAACTTGAGAGTCGTCAATATAACTATATTGACCATTTGCACCACTAAAGTTTAATTGAATTTGACCAGGATCTACTTGATCTTGGAATTTATCGGCTGTAAAATTTACTACAAAGATAGCAGAACTATCAATTGGTGTATTTATACTACTAGACGCAAAACTAAATAAATTATCTCCTGGTTGTAGAAGAGTGTTTTTGTATTGTGTGTATATAATTTTTGTTTCATTTGTCAAGACTTGAGTAGTATTGCCGGTCCAGTCAAATTGACTGCTTCCTGAGTTATAATAATCTCCGTAAGCTATAGAAAAATATTGATCGGCGCCGCTATATACATCCAAATAATACTGTCCGTTTTTAACGTCATATGGATTTGATCCAGTCAATACGTTTGCTTGAGATGATGCTGTTACAAATGTTGATTGTGCCACCGTTAAACTGCCGGTACCAAACATACCCGAGGATACTTGGTTTATTCTGCCTGTTACGATATCGTCTGATGAAAATGGAGTAAATATCATAATAAATTAGGTTGTAGGAACGCTTACAGTAACGGTTATAGATGCACTACCGCCACTTTCATTTCCAATAATTGTAATATTTGTTGTTGTTGTTGTTGATAAAGAATTGTTTGGTATAAAACGAAACTTATTTCCTATAACAACTTGTGACGATTGTGAAGACAAATCGCCACTAAATGTTGGAATAGTAGATGTACTACTATTTAAATTGTTAGTTTCGGTTACAACTAAAGTACCAACGTTCTTATTTGCTAAAATAGCGGTATATCCTAAGTTTACGTTATATGTAGGTGTAGTACTTGGAATTACATCTATCGCCGACGTATATGTACGAGGTATTGAAATTGTTGGTGGTGCTATAGTAATTGTAGGAACGGATGTAACGCCGTTATTTAATGTCACTAGTTTATACTTCAACATTTGTGACTCATCCGTAATAGGTTCCATTATAGGAGTATTACGAATGGCAATGTCATAATAAGCACTGCCTAGTGGATGTGTTGGATTAAATTGTGTATAATCAATTTCATCGTCAGACAAAGCAAAAGCGGTAATATTTAATCCACCTGTCTTTGCCAACACTTCACGACCTTTTTTAGTTAAAATAGCGTTAACGGTGAGAACGTTGTTATTTAGATATGCCATATATATTTAATAATTATCAATCGTTTTGAGTTTTTAATAAAAAAATGTATTATAAATTCATAATGTAATTATTCAAACTAGCGCTCGTACACGTAGAACACGTTAACGGCGACTGTATAAATATACTATTTGGCGATCCTGCCGATCCGGTGAGTGTTCCATATATTGGAAAATTATCACTTTCAATATCAACGCTTAAAAATCCAGGTATTGAAATAATAGGAGAACTTCCGTTAGGCAATCCTTTACGATTTACAGTTGTAGTATAATCATTTTTACCTTTTGTATAAGAATAGTATTTTATTTTTCCAGCTACTAAAGTAGTTACGCCGTTATTATTTGTATAAAAAGAGCCAGACAAAGCTTGTTTTTTGACCCTCGTACCAACTTTTACAAACTTACTCAAATGTCTATTTGAATATCCACTCCCCAAAGATCCACTATAAAGATTTTTTAATGAACGACTGCCTGTGATTTGATTAAACGGTAAACCAGAACCAGATCCTAGAGTTTGTACTGAATTATAACTAGAAGTGAATGTAATATATGAGTGTGAAACATTATTGGTCATTTGATAATGATCTTCAGTGGGCAAATTAACAACATTTCTAATGTTAAATCCAGTTGTATCTACATAAACATACTTTCCTTTGTTAGCAAAAATAAAATCACGATTATCGACGATGTCTTTTATTTCAAACGTTGAATAATTAAAGGTATTGTGGTCAGTTTGAAGATAATTTAGATTAATATCAATTGTGGTATTACTTGATGTATCATTTGTGTTTATTAATGACGACGTAAATCTAGTATTTATATTGTAATATAATAAACTACTTGTATCGTTTGAATCAATTGTATTAAATACAACGTCTTTGTAATTAAATTTAACACGTTCGAAAATTGATGGTTCTAATAATAGACCTGTTTTTAACGCACTGCGTGTAGGATTTATTTTTTTAACAAAGTCAAATATTGAAAAATCAATATAAAATTTATAAGTTGTATAAAACTCTTGTGGATATACATACTTTTGATTTGTTTGTGAAAATTCAAGTTGTCTGTTCTTTAATTCTGGATAACTTCTAGAAGTTAAATATTTAGGATCGCCGATAATATCACTTATACCTTCTTTGCCCAAAAAGTCTTCAATTTTATTGTTTAAATAGTTATATGGAGAGATATAATATCCTACGAGATTTGAATCGCTACCTAATATATCGGTTGTATATGTAGAATATTCGTATGGTACTAAATTTGAATTGATTTCTTGTGTTATTTTATTAATATTAGCATTTGCTTTATAATTAGGGCCGTATTTATTTGAATTTATTGCTTGTTTAATATTAAATTTTTCAAACTGATAAGGAAAAATATCAGTTGAGATTGTATCACAATGTGGATATCCTCTAGTTTTTGTATTTCTGTTAAAATTATAAGCGTAAAAATAGTTGTTGTAACGTGTATTTTGATTGTTAACAATTGCATAACTTGTACCGTACAAATTTACAGGTGTATCAAACGACCATAAATAATATAAATTTTCATATGTCTGAGATTTATCCGGTATAGAAATAGAATTTAAGTTATAAGAATGTTCATTAAAATCGGAATCGTTCAACGCATATTTTTGTATTTTTATTTTATCTATATTTCCATAAAATTGAATGGATGATGAATAATTTCCTACATAATAGCTTCCTGATGAAAAATATTGATCTTGTCCATATAAAATGCTCTTGGTTTTTCTATCGGTAAAGTTTAAAGAACTACCATAATACTGATTTACCGCCAATGTATAATTTTGTGGCGTAAATTTGTTTGAATTTGGATAATATACATTGTTAATTGATTGAGTAACATTATAATTTCCATAAAAACCTATAACTTGTGTATTTGAAGATGTTGATTGAAGAGAATCAAATCGTATATTACTATTTGGTTCTTTTCTTAACATAAACGTATAAAAGTCGCCATTCAAATAAGGTAATTCTATACTTGATATACTGGATGTAGTTAATGATTCAATAGGAGTAAACTCAAATATTAATTTGGCAGATTCTTTTTGTTTAGTTTTACTTAAATAAATTTGCCAATCTACATTTTTATTTCTTATTTTTTTAATTAAAGGAATTCTTTGTTGAAAATTATATTTTTTCCAATTATTGGACCTAAAAGACATTTCTACGGTGGAAACTCCTGTAAAATTTTCTATAAAAGAACGGGTTATATAAATATTATCGCCTGTATAACTTCCTGTGTAACTGCCACTAATACTGTCTTGTTTAAAATTGTAAGTATACTCACTACTTGTAAAATTAAATTTTACATATTGATCTGTGTCGTATTTTGTAGCGTATATAACGTCATCAAAATCATAAAATACATTTTTATTAGCTAATACATCAGGACTACTATATTCCGTTACATTAATTAAATCTGAATTTATACCGAATATAGTACGTATTAAATTAAAAGAAGTGGCTGTACCTTTGGTTTTGTAAATGTAATTTAAATTATTAGCAATTCTATTAAATATAGATTTTGCATAGTCAAAGTATGATGACGATAAACTACCAGTTGTTTCTTGATTATTAAATAAAAGTTGATTTATATCACTGGTATTAAATTTAAAATTTGTTACGTCCCAATTAAACGAATTTAACAGTTCTTCAATATAATTTTTTGGATAATGATTATTATCGTTGTAATCAAGAGGATATGATTTTGGAAATTTTTTAATAAAAACCAATATATTATCAAAAAAATGACCTACCATCGCAGTAAACTTAACATAATCTTCATATGATTGTTGATTTTTTATGTATTGTGGAAGTTGATAAAATAAACTGTTATAATTAACTTTATCAAATTCTATACCCAAATCAATTTTATCGTCTATACTTCCTGTATAATAAAACAAATATGATTCATAGTCATCAAAACTATTTAATAAAGATATCTGTTGTTCAGTTACAGTTTTTAATTCTTGATTATACGACGCAGATATAGATGAGTTTGAAGTGTTATTTGCGTTGGATTTGATACTGTTGGCTGAATCAACATATGAATTATACTTTAAAATCTTATTTTTTGCAATTTTTGTTCTTAATTCGGCAGATGAAAAATTAATGAAATTTGAAAAATCGTCATAATTGATTAATAAATCATTGACCTTTGTTTTTAATTTAGATTCAGCCGAAAATACGGTATTATCGTCCACTTCCGTAAACGTTTCACTTGCAAGAGTTACTTTTGGTACTCCAACCGTAAAATTTGTACCGTTCAAAAATACTTTTCTAGATATCGGCGCTGTATATAAATTTGTTTTAAAGTATAACGGAGATAATGAAATGTTTGAAATCCAACATGTATCTTTTAAACTATATTCAAGCGGCAAAGGTTCATCCAATTTTATTTGAATATTTGCAACGCCGTCAACTTCGTTAAAATAACTCGTATGTGTTAAAATTTTAACTAAATTTCCATTATCAAAATTTAAAGCGTTTTTATAATAATCGTAAAATTTATTGGTGTATTTTTCTAAAAGATTGCTTGTTTTTGGCAACAACCAATCTGTATAAATAATTTTTAAAAATACGTTTAATGTTTCTTGTAAATCTGTATTTAATAAAGTCGTTCTTTGTAAAATTGCGTCTTGGCACACTTTTCTAACAATAAGTTCAAATGCAGACAATATTTCATTAAATGTAAATTCGGACAAATTATATGTGTAAACAAAATTCTTAAGTTGTTCAGACACACCTGTAAATTTTATACTTTCAATTACTACGTCGTCTTCGTTTGATAGATTTAATATTTTATTATAACCGACATACGTATCATTAATAAAAGATTGTAATTCCGCCGTTGTTTTAAAACCGAGTAATTGTGTAATTTTATAGTAATTAAAATTATTTTGTTCAATATTAAAATTATTAAAAATTGGGTTCGTATCTATTATCGGTACAATTTGATCGATTATTTGTAAAAACAAAAACTTTTTCTCAGCAAATGCTGAAATTTTAATAGCGTCTAAATTAGAAGTTAAATTTGTATTTCTATTAAACGCAAAAGACAATCTCAATTCAGTTCTGCTAGGAGAGATTTCTTTTATAAACAGTTTATTTGTAGAATTTCCAGCTATATTCCGTATAGGATTATATAAAACATAATATAATCCGGGACTAAGTTCGTTAATTTTTAAATCAAATTGCGTATGTAATAACAGGTCGTTATTATTTAAAGCATAATTTGTAAATGGATTTGCAACTTGATAAGATTGTTCAACATTGTTTATGTCTTTATATGTTGAATTTATAACACTATAAGTAACTTTAGGAACAATTCTATTAAATAGAAGTGGTTCTTGATTGTTATTGTAAACTGTAAATTCTATGATGTCGTCGCCTGAATCGCCAAAAAAAGCAGAATCATTTACTAATTTTTGTTCATATAAAGATTGCAAATTTTCTGGCAAGTAAGATGCACTTACTATTCCATACGAAAGATCATTGGTGTTTATTGTTAAATAATCGTAAGGCATATTATGAAATTAAAGGTAAAAATGGAAAATCGTCACTAAAATCCGAAGGCACATTTCCCTGACCTAATTTTATTCTTAAATCTATTATTGTATTTTTTAAAGCATTTATAACCGATTTATCATCGCTATTTTCATATTTTTCAACAAGTTCATTGACTGTTTGATTTAACAATCTGTTTTCTTCTAAAAGTACATTATATTGTTGTAATATTTCATCTACATTTCTCTTTTCCTCTCCTACAACAGTGGTTAATTCAGAAAAACTTACAGTATTTGCGTCAATTATTTTATTCTGATTATACTCAAACTTTTTGAGTGGAATTTTTACATAATTTAAATTAGCTTGTACGGATTGTGCTACTAAATAAACCAATTGTATATTTCCAAACGAATCCACATTATTATTAAATGTTCCAAATTCTTTAAATTGTGAAACTTCGTCGGTAGCAACATCGTAATTTAATGGAATGTTTGCCATATTATCTTATTATTTTAAATACCTTTTGTGTGTCCGTAATGTCTACTATACCGTCCGTATATTCTGTCTTAATAAATATTTTCAAATAACGTTCTTGAGGCAATCCTGTGGTTTGTAAATCAAAATAATTACCTTGATTTGGATCACAACTTAATTTTGTATATTCATCAAATCCAATTAAAACCTCCTCGGATTCAGCATCTTTTACCATATAGTAAGAACTTGTGGGCAAATATTTAGGAGTTACCATTGATACTTGTTGATATGATTTTTGAAAGTTCTTCAATGGATATCTGTCTCTAGCAAATACAAATATTCTTGGTAAACTACCCGCCTTATATGTATCTTTTAAATAATTCAATGTAATTACATTTTGAACAGATCCAGTAACAGGCGATAAACTGCCCGTATTATAAACACTATTATCCCAAGCTACATCAATATAAGGAGAATAAATAGTATTTGTATCTCTACTAAAAAATTGTAATAACCCATTGGTTTGTTGTAAAGGTGGTGTAGATAATTCCAATGAACTTATCAATATTAAACCTTGATTTGGTACACAACCACACAACCACGATCTAACGATTCGTGTAATATCCATGGATATGTCACTTTGTTGACCATAATTAAAAGATTGACTACAAATCAAACTTTGATTTACCAATGACGGATACGTATTTGAAGAACATATCCATTTAGGTTTGTTTGTATAAGAAGGTGGTACTTTATAAAACCAAGTACCTCCTTGATTTTCAAAGCTAGCACTAGAATATGACGCAGACAATAAATAATCAACTTGTTGATAAGCGTTAGTAGATTCGGATCCATACCACAAACCGTTGCCGTCGTAATTTTTATAATTCCAACTAACACCCAATTGGGATCCCTCGTCTGCATATCTACCGTTACCGTTATCCCAACTCTGACTTACGGGATAAGCATAAATTTTATAATTTAACGGTAAATTTCTAGATCCACATGATTTTAAGTTTAAAGTAAATTTAATGTTTGAACCGCTAATTTTGTTATTAGATATGGATTGACTTAAATCGTTAATGTCAAACTTAATAAGAGTTCTGGAAAATTCTGGATAATTCAAATATGTAGCTGTGGATGGTCTTGTAAAAGAACCACTATACATTCCTTTGAAATAACCTTTAAAATTTACAACATCCACATAATACAAATTACTTGATGTAAGTGTTTGTACGAGTCCTTTAAAATTAGATCCACTAAAAGAACCGGTAAAAGATCCTGATGTAAAATTAGTTACTGGTTGATAAAATCCAGGAGTACATGGGATACCTGTATTTGATTTACCGAGTATTTCTCCTTTTAAATTTTTGTAACTACCGGTACCACTTAACGACGATGTAAGTGGACTTATAGTATAGATTGTAGATCCTAATCTTAGATTAGAAAATGTAGCCCCTTGTAAAATTGAACCCGAAAAACTACCGGTTGACCAAGAACCTGTAAAATGTGAGTAACTAGTTATATAAATACTGCCGCTAAAAGAACCCGATGCAAAATTCGACGATCCCGTAATGTACAATTCCTTTTTAGGATTGGTTGTTACATTTGAAAGTCTGCCGTTAAAGTTAGATATAAACGATGTAAATGGTATTATTGATGAATTTAAACTAAATGCGTACCATTTGCTTCCTGAATATATACAAAAAGAAGATGTAGTATATGCTAACCAACCCTCATTACCATACGATGAAGCTGTGATAGGCGCCGGATGCCAATTTGGATCCGTATATACAGTAGTTGTGCCTTTATTAGAAGCATATATTTCTAACACTTCATCCAATCCAAAATTTTTATTAATAAATTTTTCGGAATTATTTATATAAGTGTCTTGAGATGAGTAAATAAATGTATGCATATTAAACTACGAGTGCTTTTATATCACTATCGGGATATTTTATTTCAAATATAGATGGATCTTTTGATGGATAAATTATGTTGTTTTGTGTAGCGATGGTAATATTGTATGCGACGGGAGAATAATTACCGTCATCAATAGTTAAATTTTTAACTGTTATATCTACAACAGACTGTACACCTTCGTTTTGCATTATTTCAAAATTAATCTGACTTAAATTTATAGGTTGGTTAAAACTCCATTTGTCTATATCAAAAAAGTTTTTAACAGATTGTATACATGCGTTTAACACTTCTGATTTATTGAAACCTTTAAATACAGATATTTTGAATTCAACGCCTATATTTATGATATATCCATCTACTATATTTATTCTATCTGTAAGTATTTTGTAGTTTTGTAAATAAGTAACCAAATTTTGTAATGTCGCTGGGTTAATTTGTGTTAAATTTTTATTTACATCGTAACCCAGAATATATAAATTGTTTGTAAATGGATTATTTGATTGTAAAAATTTACGTCTATCTAACGGATTTAAAGGTGTCAAATCCAATGTAGAATTATTTGATGTATTTACTACTCCGTTTATTAATCCGTTGTATTGAACTTCTCTTGTTAAATTGCTTTCAATATAAGCTTTTGCTATGTTTCCTAATTGTGGAGGTAAAGCATATACTCTTAAAATAAAATCGTCGTCAGTAACCATTCTATTCTGTGCAGAAAAGTTTAATATAGAATTTTGTCTTATTTCTTCATCACTTTCAGCATCGTCTCCACCCGAAGAAGAATCTGGGTTATTAACTCTCAAAGAATTTTGTATATTATTTAACAATATAACTTCGCTGTCAGTTAAAGATGTTACATCATTTAAATATGATACGGCGACAATCTTATTTATCTCACCCGAATTTACATTTGAATTTACACCTCCACCAACAATATAACTAATAGTAAGAGTAGTATTTGACGGTGAGGTACCATAACTGTTAGCCTTTAATACATTTGTATTGTCAAGAGATATATTCAAATTTTTAAGATTTGATAATGAAACGCCGATGTTAGTTGGATTTGGTACTATGATAGTGTTATCATAATTTTCAGTATTAGCACCGAATTGTATTGTTGTTTGGTTATTTTCGTCGATTGTTGTAACAAAACGTTTTTCAGTTCTTAAATATTTTAATATTTTCGGCGTTTCATTTCTATATGAAGATAGTGTTTGATTATTAAGAGGAACATTATCTATTTCTATAGGAATTGTATCTTGAGCTAAATACTCCACTTCATAATAAGAATTATTATTACTGTCGGTTACACTCACAATTTTAAGAACATTAGTTTCGTTTAATTTTATACTAAAAAATGGAGTTTGTTCGCCAACGGAAATTTGTTTAACAATTAACGTTCCAGAATATGCTTTGGTTGTTTTTTTAATTAAATAAAACTGAGGCGCTCCTGTATTATCACGATTGTATACAGTAATTTCCCGCGGCGAAAATTTTGTATCTTGACTAAAATCTACACTTTCTTCAACAATAAAATCTATACCCGATACACTTGTTAATCGTGTAAATGGTTTTAATATTAAACAATAACGTTCGTCAGGAATATATTCGTTGTTCTCAGTTCGTTTAGCAGGCAATAGTTGAAATAAATCAACACCCGTAGACGACGCAGAGGATACTTTAGGTTTATAACCCAACATTTTAGCACCATTAATGATGTTTCTACGATCTTGTGCGAATTGTATAAAACTTTCAAAGAATTGTTGATCTGTATAGTAAGATAATACATCTCCGACATATGCAGCTTGTTCTATAAAAATTTGACCAGGTGAACTTTCACTAAAATCTTTATAACTTTGTGGGTAATATTGTTTTGTAAAGTCAATTAACTGTTGACGAAGTGACGCAAAATCTCTATTAAGATAGTTTATATCTTTTGTATTAGCATCAAATGTTTTATTTATTAATTTTGACATTATATTCTATTACCTTCCAAATTTAGTTGTGTTGTGCCTATAGTATTGTTATATCTAAACGTAATACTTATAAATATTGAATTTTTATCATTATTTTCCACTTGTTGTTGAGATAATTCTACTTTCAATATAGCTATACCCTTTAAATACTTATCAATATCTCGTTGAATTACATCCAAAATGATATCATTAGAAACGTCGTTATCAATTGATTGAAAAAGTAAATTATAAAGTCCAGAACCAAAACTGTTATTAAATCTACGTTCTCCTGGTATAGTTAATAACATATTTTGTAAATTATCAGCAACTTGTGAAATCGTATCTTTGTTTGTTGCAAAATAACCTTCATTACCAAGTTGTATCGGTAGTGATAATCCTATTGCTTTTTTAGGTGTAGCCATTAGTTACCTTATTTTTCACCTTTTTTCTTGCTTACGGCTTTCATTAATGATCTATAGTCTCTATTGAGAGCCGTATATACACTTTTAACTGGTTCAGAAGCATTTTCTGGTACTTTGGTTTCCGCAATAACTTCTTGACTGCCACCACCGCCATATCCGCCCAACATACTTACCATACCACCTTCTTGTGGAACTCCGCCTGTTGTTTGATTAAGAATATCATTCAATAATGGATTATTTGTGTATTTTACAAACTTTTTGACAGGTTTAACTTCTTCTTCAATCATAGAAGATTCATTCATAGTTTCCAATTCTTTTAAAATTTGTTGTTCTAAATCAGAATCGGATGATTTTTTCTTTTTCTGACCAACTTCTTTAGAAAATATTTCTGTTAACTGAAGTTTAAGTTCAGACTGAATAACACTACGCACTTCTTGTTGTACCGTTTTTTTAATGAATTCTTTTAATACTTCTATTTTCATAATATTATATATAATTATTAACCTAAACTAGATTTAGGTAAATTTAATAAATCTGTTACGTCTTTTGAATCAGTCGGTCTTGGTATTTTTATTGTTTTTATACGAGGTGTATTAACTGGTTTAGGCACTTTTGGTTTAGGCAAACCAGCCTGTACTTCTTTTAGTCTCGTTTCGGATGTTTTTGTTATACCGTTGTTAACTACGTCGTTAGTAGGTTCTGTTTTTGTTGTTTTAGCTAATTCAGCGGTAGATCCTACATTTCCTGTTTTAGGATATACAAATGTATCATTTCCCGAAATAGATTGTGGATTATATTGATTAGGAGTCCAATCTTTACCTATACCATTAGGTTTTATGGTTGATGTCTCGGACCCGGTCGTTTTAACATCGGACGGATCGTACTGAACTTTTAAATTTTTATTGTCAATAATAGCTGATTTATTTGTTACTCCACTAACGGTCTGGGTAGGCGGTCCTGATAATGACGGGGTTGGATCTTTAAAAATGTTGTTCATATCAATTTTGAAATTCAAATTCAAATTGTACAGGAGCTTCTCTACGATTTCTACCTTTAAAATCACCGACGACTCCTTGACCCGTAACAATATTTATATTTATTGGATCTTTACATTCAACTCCACTACTCGTTGGTTTTACTCCGTTACTACCGGGCGCATATCCACCACCAGTAACGAATACTCGTCTACTTAGTGTCTTATGTAGATTGTCTCTCAATAATTTAAGTTTTATTTGTTGTACGGGTATCTGTGTTTGATTTGGTAACGCGTCGTTTGTATTTTCCGAGCTTATTGCACCTGCGTCTTCGTGTCCATGTGGATGTGGATGTACGTGGTGATACCAATGTACGTGATCCAATAACCAATTACACAGATCATACATCCAATCTACTGTTGTTTGACCTAATAAAGCTGGTTCATTTGTCTCACCGTATTGACCCAGAAATATTTGAGGCGCATTAATACAAGCTACGTTATTTGTGGTAATAACAACATTGTCATTTGCGTCAACCGTATATTCACTGTCGGTAGCTACCGCATAACGTTTTTTACTAAAATGAAATGTTTCTGCAAATCTACTACTTAAAATTAATCTATCAGAATTTATTACTATTTGATCACCGTCTAATATAGGAAATTTAAAGTTGGTTGAACCATTCGGATTAAATCTAGTTTGTTCTTCGGTCGGTTTATTGTCGTCTGTAATACCAAAAACGCTTTTGTACACAGTGGTTTGCCATGAACTTATGGTATATCCACTTGTTATTTGTATAGTAGTACCATCGTTGTTAACATCTTCATCTATCTGACCACCATAATTTTTTTCTTTTTCTTTTATGGAAGGTATTGGTGGAAGTTTTGGATGTAACTGTTGTGATTTATTTTGAGCTATATTACGTTGTCTGTTTCTTATTGTAATTTTTGGATTACCATAACCACCTTCTACAGATTCTTTTAATAAATTTCCAACCAAAGCATAAGATGGATATCTACCTTTATCATTTAGTCGGTCATCATCGTATGCACTAAAACGAATAGACTGTCCGAATCTACTTTGTATTACTGTATCTCCCTCAAACTGTCTCACTCCCCTAATGTAGGGATTTAGTATAAAATAATTGCCGAAATAACCATTTTTATTCAAGCTTAAAAATGATGGATGACTTACATAACTTTTACGATTTTTTGGCTCCAAATACGGTACGGCACTATTTGCATCTTCGCTGTTAGATTTTTCTGTTATAAATTCTCCATTTGTACCCCATAGATTTACTCTATTAAATGGTTTAGTATAATAATAATTATCTCCAACTTTCAATACCAACACTTGTTCGTTTAGTAATGGAAATTGTGTAATTGTATTATCCAGTGGTATTGCCCATGGTAGTTTATCATTGGATGTTTGTTTTTCTTCGCTTAAAATGCGAATTTTAGCTCTGCCAATATACGTGTAATCAACGTTGTTAGCTTCTGGTATTTTATTTTCATAATTGATAGGTATTTGTTGATACCTAATTGTAGGAGCGATTTTAGAATTATTATTGTTGGTAGTTTTTCCAAAAAATGGATGTTTATCATCCAATATTACATCAACAACAACGGCTAATTGCAAAAAACTAGTATCTGTTCCTTTTAAAGTGGAATTTGTTATGGTCGTAGTCGACGGATTTGAATTTCTAACTATTGTAGATATATTTGTACTCATTACGATTGTTGATTTTTACTGATTATTATAACTTCATCCATTAATTGTTTTCTCTCTTCCTCACTCAAAACCATAGCAGGACCTTCTCCACTAGTTTCACTTTTAGCTACTAGTCTCTGAACTACAGATGCCAATTTAACTAATTGTTCGTCATTTTTGATACCTACATCATAATAATCCTTAATTAATGGCACTATTATTACAGCATCATTAACTGTTTTAATTAATGTACGTAACTCGGATATCAAAATATCAATTTGATCCTTTTTATTTTCAGAATTTTTAACTATGTCTTTACAGAGACTAGAAAAATTTTTACCTTTATAAATTTCAAAATTTAAGTCCATATAGCTATAAATAGAAAAACCACTCTATTTAGAGTGGTTTTATTGATTATTTAGATTTTATATTATTCCCCGATTTGAATAATTTTTAGTAACAATATTTTGATAATTTTTCATTTTATTTAAAACCTTAGTAATCTGTTGGGTTTTACAGTCACTTAACTCACGTATATACAAATATAATGTTTTTTTATTAAAGTTTTCGATTCGTTCACAGTTTCTAAACAATTCAATTACAGCATATGCAATTTTTAAATCTTTTTGTTTATTAAATATTTTTGTAATGTTTTCTTCCCAATACTTTATGAGTAACTTCATAAATTCTTGATTCTGTACAATTTTATAGTGTTCGTCTTCGGTTTGTAAACATACGGAAGATTCACTCGGAGTTTCGCTAATATCTACATGTTGATTAAATCTTTTATAATTATTATTATTATGAAAAATTAAATAATTTTTAGCCACTATGCTAAAATAACTAAAAGCTTTTCCTTTGCCTGCTTGAAATTTGTTAATATTAGTAACCAAGTGAGAAACAGTTTCTTTTTGTATTTCTAAAGGACTATTATCAAAATATGTAAACTTAAACGTATTGAATATATTTTCTACAAGTTTTTCAAAGCTAAATTTTATTTTTGTTTCGTATATTTCATTTCTTTTAACTACATCTTCCTCAGTATTATACTCTACAATAGCATCTTCTGTTTTTTTGGAAAAATATATTTTTTCTTTTTTATTTCTACCACGTCGTTTTTTACGCATTCCATTTTCATCAAAAATAGATTCGTCGTTAGTTTCTAAAATTTGATCCTCTACGACTTCGTGTTTGACGGTACGAGGCACTTCTATAGTTGAAATTTCTTTTTCAGGCAATAAAACGCCAATATTGATTTTATCAATGACTGGCGATTTTTTATTTTTTAATTTTGTTTTGTTACTAACCCTTTTTTTGGCTACAACAGAAACGGTTTTTTTATTAAGTTTTGAAGACTTGCGTTTTGTTTTTTTCATTAATATCGAAGGAGTTATCGTCATCGGTTTGAATTCTTTTATTTGTTAATTTGATAATTTCTAGTAAATCTGTAAATAACACACCTACTTCATCATCTTTTTCAAATATACCCTTATCATCAATGGATTTCAACTTATTATATGTATTTTTAATTAAAAATCTAAACTCTACCAACCAGTCTTCTAATATATCAATTTGATTAAACGATTTCTTTAAAGAGACAACTAAAAAAATATTTGTTATTATAGATAATAATAACAAGAATAATAAAAAAATTATCATTAGTTTGAGTCGTCAGTTGTTTCTTCACAATCGTCTATATCTATATATTCAGTTACATAGTCTATAGATTCTTGTATCAAATCCCAATCCGAATTTTTAAATCCGCGTTTTAAAATTTTATATAATTCCAGTATCTCTGTGTCGTCCATATACGTATAAGTACGTATAAAACGAAAAAATATTAAATTTATTTTAATTTAAAAACTAAACATACCTCTTATACCCTTTGATTTTTTTGAAGGTTTTTCTACCACCTTTTCAACAATCTTTTCCACTTCAACTGGTTTTTCTACAGTAATAATTTTTTCCACTTCAACCGGTTTTTCTACCGTAACAATCTTTTCATGAATATTATCTGTCTTATTCTCAGATTCTTCATTTACATATTTTTTATTTGATGATATATTATACGCAATCAATAAAATCACAGCAAGTGGATCAAATACGGTTATAAGAACAATTATAAACCATTTTACAACATTTTGAATGGTTGTATTGAATTGTTCAGCAACAAATTTAAACGTAGTTATGTCTTTCTTTTGACTATTTTCAACTTTCAATTTAAAAATATCATCGTCTATCCGTGTACGTTTATCGTCATAACTTTTTAATTTGTTGTTTTCGTCTTCTAATTGTTTATTTAAATCTAATATTTGTTCATTTATTTGATTTTGTATATTTTGTAATTGAATAGGATTACGAGAGATTAAAACATTTGTTAAAATCTCATTTAAACGTGATTCTTGTGAACTTCTTAAAATATATATTTTTTCTATAGATTTTTTTGTTGAATCAATTTTAAGCACTTCTTCGTTTTTTTGTATCTGTAATGTTGAAATTTTGTTAATAGACAATTCGTTTTCCAAAGAAGATTTTTGAAATGCAGCAGTTAAAAATCCATAAATACCGAGTGATGTAATCATCATTAAAGCAAATATAGCTGTTATCATATAAGTTTTTATAAAAAAATTTGCTTTTGACCAATATCTAAATAACCACGATGTTGTTACTAATTTGCCTAATTCCAAAGATGATGCCATTATCATAGCAGCAATTGTAGCTCCCGAAAATAACAATCCGATGCCATACACACTAAAATACGCTGCACATCCGGCGATTAAAAGTGAAGTGCCTATTACTAAATGATTAAATTTGATCATATCTATAAATATATATAAAATAAAAACCCACGTTAAATTAATAACGTGGGTTATATAACCACGATTGAATATTAATCAATCTTTACTTTCTTAGTAGTGGGAATCGTTGGTTTTAACTTATTAAGTGTAACAGTTAAAAGTCCATTTTCAAATTTAGCAATCGGTTGATCTTTATCAATTATATCACCCAATGTAAAACTGCGTTTAAAACTGCTATGTTTAAGTTCTCTACGAATATATCTACGATCTTGTAGATCTGCATCATTTAACTTACGAACTTTCTGACCACTAATTGTAAGCACGTTTTCTTGTACTTCAACGGTAACTTCATCTTTACTTAAACCCGGAATTTCTGCTAGAATTTCAACTCTATCACTATAATCAACCACATCTACACGTGGATAACTTTGTTTTTCAAAAAATCCAACACCTAGTTCTTTTGTTAATTCTGGAAAGTGATTTGCGAATACTTCATCAAATACACGATCAAACGGAGTTAGAAATTCATCACGATCTACGTGACGCAATGCAAACGGACTATATTTAATTACTGACATATATTTACCTTTCTTTTAATAATTCTATTGAACTTATTAACCTAATAGCCTCACTCGAGCACTATAGTAGATAGTGTCTATAAGATCACCATCTAACAATATATATAACACAGTTGAAGAAAAATGTCAATGTTTTAATAGTAACCAACTGAATATCCTTGGCAACTATACGATCCCGCCGCCCATAAAAGTAGTATAATTTGTCCTCCCGTATATGATGTAGGAGGAGCACCTTCAATTGTAAAATGAGTTCTTATAGTTCCGCCGTCCGGATTGTATGAATATCCGTTTTGCCATCCCCAACTTGAATATATGTTTGACGTAAGTAAAGTTCCATCTCCAACTTCGCCATATAATTTGAAAGTTACGCCATTAAGTATTACATAATCATTTTCACCTACATTAAAACTACCTTCTATTTTGAACCATTTTATTTTTTTGCCAGCTTCACCGAAAGCTCCAAAAACGTTTGATGTACCCGACTTGACAGGTATATTAGCTCCGGTTTTTTGATTATAAGATGCGTTTGCAAATATATCGCCAGCAACACTAACTCCGGCTAAATAACTCGCCGTAAGTGCATAACTAGCACTTACAGCGTAACTCGATGTACCATTAAATGATACTTTTTTGCCTGTGCCCTTAAAATTAGTAATATTATCAATGCCTCTAAAAGATCCTGTGATTAACGATCCGTTTGATCCAATTACTTTTCCATAGTGACTGCCACTAAAACTGCCGCTGGCTTTTGTATTTTTGCTCAGTAAACTTCCATAATGACTGCCACTAAAACTGCCACTTGCCTTTGTGTTTTTACTCAATAAACTTCCATAAAAACTACCACTAAAACTACCACTAGCTTTTGTGGTTTTGCTAAGTAAACTGCCATAAAAACTACCACTAAAACTACCACTTATATTACTTTTATTACCATAAAAACTACCAGTAGCTTTTGTATTTTTACTCAATATACTACCACTAAAACTACCACTTGTTTTTCCGTTAAAACTACCAGTAGCTTTGGTATTTTTACTAATTACACTTCCCCAGTAACTTCCGCTAAAACTACCACTTGATTTACCTTTAAAGCTACCACTAAAACTACCACTAAAACTACCTGTATATGAACCAGTTACATTTCCCAATGCGTCTACTAAATCTCCAAAAGTACTTTTTCTGGAATATAAACCAGATCCCGATTCTATCGTAAGCAAAAAATCATCAACGTCTATATTTTTATATCTAACAAGTTGACTAACTTTGATAGGAATTACATTTAAATTGTTACATGGACTTGGCATATATAATAAATATTAACATTAATATCCGAAGAAAACAAGATTTGCGCCTTCATTTGCTGCAAGATCTACTTCGGTTCTATAAACAGAAACTCTAACTTGTGAAGTAGTTTTAGTTGGAACGTATACATTATAACCTGCTGTATGAAACTGGTTGGTTGCGGTAACCATTACGTAATTAGAATTAGAAAATGGAGTCGGAGACGAAAAATTAACAGTATAATCACCTGTGTCATTTTTTGTTACCGATGAAACATTATATGCGGATATAATTGCTCCTGTGTTACTAAAGTTTACCCATGCTTTTGTAATAGCAGGATTATATTGTGGATTTACATAACTACTTGTTATGGCATAATCACTTTTAACGGCATGACTACCGCTTACAGCGTAACTTGAAGTACCATTATAAGATACGTTTTTACCAGTACCTTTAAAATTAGTAATATTATCTATACCTCTAAAGCTGCCTGTTAATAAAGAATTTTTACTTGTTATTTTACCCAAATAACTTCCACTAAAACTGCCACTCAATTTATTGTTTGTTCCATAAAAACTACCTGTAGCTTTGGTATTTTTGCTAGTTACACTACCAAAATAACTACCACTAAAACTACCGCTTAGTTTGTTGTTTGTGCCATAAAAACTACCTGTAGCTTTTGTGTTTTTGCTAGTTACACTACCAAAATAACTACCACTAAAACTACCACTTGATTTACCTTTAAAGCTACCACTAAAACTACCTGTAGCTTTTGTGTTTTTGCTAGTTACACTACCAAAATAACTACCACTAAAACTACCACTCAGTTTGTTGTTTGTGCCATAAAAACTACCTGTAGCTTTGGTATTTTTGCTAACTATTCTACCCCAGTAACTACCACTAAAACTACCACTAAAAATTCCTCCGTTGGTGAAATAATCTTTCAAATTAGATAAACTACTTTTTTTGGAAAAATAATTTCCACCACTATATTGTGAAATTTGTATTACATCGTTATTTGATAATGTGGATGCATTTGCCAACTGACTTGTTCTCAGAGTTTTTACATTTAAACTGTTACACGAACTTATTGCCATATAATATAAGTATATATTTTTGAAATTTTAAAGTTAACAATTTACACCGGAATTTGTTGGTGTGCCCGGACTACTACCAGGAACTCCTTCTCCGACTACAATCGTAAAACCAGTCGAGTCAAATGGTAAACAGCATGTAATAAGTGCCGAACTCCCTAATGGCGGCAAGCTATATCCTACGTTATTAAACTCGGCTCTTAAAGTTCCTGGACCAGAACTAGCCGAAGTATAATCATAATAAGCTTCTACAGCGCCGTTCGCAATTACAGGTCCATTTACAGTAGTATATGTTTGAAAAATTTTATAATTTACACCAGGTATATCATCAACATTTTTCCAAAATGAAGTTGGGAAATTCATAAATTATTGGAAATTATTTATTGCACTACCAAATATTTTATCGTCAATATTTGTGAAAGTTATAATATCTTTACTTCCTGTTGCCATAGTGATAGACGCGCTTAGTCCATTTTTCCAATAAACCTTTGTAGTTGCGGTAGAACCTCCGTCTAAACTTCCGGACCACTTTAAGACTTTAAATTTGCCGCTATTATGTACAAACACAGTGGTTGTTTGTCCTTTCAACAAAGACATGGTACAATAAGCACTGGCACTTAGTTTTAATTTAACAGACGAGTATCTATCACCTCTTATTTTTTTATATTGACTACCACCAGTAACATTTACGGAGTCTGAGTAACCTACAAAAGAACCGGTAATGCCGCCTTGTAATTCGCTAACAGTTATTGTTTGACTCGTCAGTCTGCCACCTACACTCACAGGTACAGAAAAATTCCACGTGCCTCCATAATAACTAAAATTATTTAAATTTTTTAATGTTCTAGCACCATCCCACACAGCCACGTAATCTACTACTCCCACGGTACTTGCTGTAATTGGATTTGTCCATGTAACTTGATAATCCGAATTTGATGTTTTGGCTAATACTTGATATGTACTTCCGCCTGCGGGCAATCCGTTACCTACTCCTGCAGCTGCATATGCCGCTGTGAGTGCTTGTGTAGCATAAGACGATGTACCGTAGAAAAATGCTGAGGAGACACCGCCATTTATAGTTGGTGTCGTATTGCCACTTTCCAATACTTTTGTTGATGTTGAATTATAAACATCTCCTGTTAAATTACCTACAAATCCAGTATTTGCCGTTATTGTTGTTCCTGTAACAGCTGCTGCGGATGAAGCTCCTATTACTGTGCCGTCTATAACACCACCATTGACATCTATACTGCTAAAAGTACTTGTGCCTGTAGAAGTTATATTACCTGCAAATCCTGTACTTGCAGTAATTGTTGTACCAACTATAGTATTTGGAGTCGTACCGCCAATTGGAGAATCATCAATTTCAACACTAACCATCTTACCGTCTGTTATGTTTGCTTTGATAAGCTTAGCATCTGAAGCAGTTAATTCTTGTTGTATATAAACATCCATGAATTTACTCAAGGTTGTATCATATACACTTCCCGTTAAATTTCCTGTAATTTTACCATCAACTGTTAAATTATCTCTAACTCTAACGGTATAAAAATTAGAAGATTTACCTGTTGGATTGTAAAAACTTCCGGTGAATTGGTTATTTGTGTTAGATAAATTAACTAATCCTGTATACGAACTTAAACTAGAAAATAAACTAGAGGATATATTTGTATATTGTATTCGACGAGTAACTCCATTTGATTGAATTAATAGTTCATCGGTACCGGTAATACTCGGTGCAATAGGTAAACTTGAAATTAATCTTCCGTTATTAGATAATACTGCCATAATAATATATAAATATAATTATGACAAAGTTTTAAGTTTTTTTAATATAAATTTAACTAATCCACTTCTTACGATGTCTTCTTCATCAAATCTAAAAACAAAAACGCCGTTATTTTTACTTTCAACGTCGTCAAATAAATTAATGATTGGTACAAATCCGCTTTTACCATTAATATCACTTTGATCTGGGTCGCCACATATAAACAATTTACTAAATTCGCCAACTCTAGTTAATAATGTAACGAGTTCTTTTTTAGTCATGTTTTGTGCTTCATCCGCAACAATACATTTAGCGTTCCAACTCAAACCACGTAGAAAGTTTATAGGAAACCCATGAATACGTTCTTCTTTTTTAAGTTTATCAATATCATGTTTTGATAACAACTCCTCTAATTTATCAATTAATGGTTGAATGTATGGACTCATTTTTTCATCCATTTCTCCGGGTAAAAATCCTAATTTACTATCACTGCTTTCAACGATACTACGTACATAAACAATCTCACTTACTCGTTTTTGATTTATTAAATACAGTCCTGCCAATATACTTGTAAATGTTTTGGATGTACCTGCCGGACCAGATATGAATACACATTTTGTATTTTTATCTTGTAATATTTGTAATAAATTTTTTTGCTTTTCTGTTAATTCTCTATCATCTATTATAATAGCATCTTTAATTTTTGGGTTTTGATGAATTTTTGGACTTGTATCGTTTAAGTTTTTTTTGCTCATGTTCTTCGATTTGTTTTTTTAATCTCACTAACCGATCACAAAACTCATATTTTTCAGTTTTTATATAAAAATTAAAAATATTATTGATATTTTCTTTAAATGACGATTTTTCTAACATCACAATAAAATCTGTATCTTTAAATTTGAAGACTTCAATAGACGAATAATTATTATCAAGCGCGTACTGTACGGATGAAACAATTTGTTCTGTTAATTTAACTTTGTTATTCTTTATAAAGAGTTCCATCTCATCATAAACAGATGGCAAAGTCAGTGATTTAAATGATTCTGTCATTCAATTAATAAATATCAAAAAAATAAAAAAGACGTTATGATAATAACGTCTTTACTAAAAATGTAAGTATTTAACTTAACGTTTTGATTTTTTCTTTTCCGATTTGATCGGTTGTTTAGGTTCTTGTGCAGAATCGTTACTTTCTAACTGCGTTATTCTAATTTTTGCAGTTGAAAGCCAAGCACGTTTAGTAAACGGAGACGCAAATTCAAATGTTTTACTTAACTTTAGTAATTCATCAATTTCTTGTCTTGAATTTGAATGTTTAATTTGTTCTCTAACCCCCATAATTATTTACCTTTCACTTCAACTATTTCAAGTTTACTACCATCTGGCCATCTTTTGATAATGCTAGACCAATGATCGTATTCTACTTTAGCTTCATCCTTAGTCAAATAGTCTAATTCAGACACTCTTAGACCGTTTCTAATAACAGCAAACTTTGTTATTTGTTCTTTTTTTGTTAACATATATTACAAATATATTTTCGTTTATTACTCGGTATTTTTTTACAAATTCAAGATTACCGGTCTTGAACTATAACTAAATTATACATAGAATAACTCATATGTCAATCTTAATTTTAATTTATAATAACTAACTTTTATTGTATACAACTATGTATATCTACATATGAGCGATATCGTAAAATTTACAGAAGAAGAAATACAATCAATAGCTAAATTACAGTCTGATTATCAACAGTCAATTTATACACTCGGTCAATTAGATTTAGAAAAAACTGATTTACAACTTCAATTGGACGAAATTACTAAAAAACGTACTGAGATATATGACAACTGGAAAAAACTTCAACAACAAGAAGTCAATATTTTAAATTCGTTGAGTCAAAAATATGGAGATGGAAGTTTAAACTTAAAAGACGGTACGTTTAGACGAATATCAAAATAATAAAAAATAAAACCCGGTGTAAAACCGGGTTTTATATTAGTTAATTTTCGTTGGATCTCCAATTGAAGCTTCTTCTACAATAGCTTTAATTTCAGATTCAATTTCTTTCATACGTTCTTTATAGCCAGCGGCTACATCTTTAAAATCCTTTTTAACATGTAAAAGATCTTCTGTTAATTGATATACTTTTTTCTCAGCTTCTGATTTTGTTAATTTAATATTACTCATAATGTTTTTAAATTTAAAACTTGCGTTACGGCTTCCTTCGGTATATAAGTAGTAACATAATTTCCAGGATCTACACTTTTCAAATCAGGTAACTTACTTTTATCAACAGTTACAATTATACCGTTATTTTTATTCCTGAAATTAACTAAAGCAAAACGTGCCGCTAATTTAAAATCACTAGATAAATAACTGCCGATTATATTTCTAGTATTACCTGTGCCTCTAGATGTTACTTTACCAGTAGTATTTAAAATATTGTATTCTGCTTCAGACATACCTCTATATAGTTTACTACTATCACTTGAAAATTTGTCAAGTTCATCTGCAATATATTGTAACCTACCAGTAGGTTCCCATATTAAATAATCATATATGCTACTAGCTTCGTATAGTAAACTGTACTTCTTCATTACTTATAAATATATGAATATATATTTATTACACTAAAATGGTGGACATGGGGAGAGTCGAACTCCCGTCTTTAATAGATAATCAATATCAGACTACACGTTTATATATTTTAAGTTGTTAGGAAGTAATAATAAAAAATATCTAAAAATATTATCCTTAAGATTTAATAATTTCTCGATCATTTGCATAAATCAAACATTTGATCCAGTCCAATAATTTACACCCAACACAAATATCAGACTTCAATGTGTAGGATGGCGCGACAACTTAGGCCGCAACGGCTACGTCATCATAAGAGAAGTCGTAGCTGATTACATTATCTTCAGCAGTTAATGTTGTAATAGATGTTTTAAAGAGGCCAACTATCATCCTCTACGTGCCTAACATTAATGTACTATTAAATCGAAACCAGTACATGCCCATAAAATTATCTAGCTGAATTGTTTAACTTATAAGCACTAAGTTCAGCGTTGTGACCAGTATGTAATGAGGTAAAATATTTACTCATCATACTTTTATATCCCATGTTTTTCCAACGTATAGCAAATTCTAACTCTACACTAATTTTAGATCTATCGTATTCTGTAGAAAATTCTCCTACAGATAAAAGTTTATTAACGTTATGTACTCCTGGTCTTAAAGAAAAATATGGCCAATTTATATAATACATCCATATATCTAATCCAGTGTGCATTGCCATTACATCGTCTAAAAATAAATGATCGTTTATCGGTCTATCGTCAAAATAAACAGTTTCCCAAAATTTGCCTATTATTTTTTTCGGAAACATATTTTCGGGAAAATTTTTCCAACTTTGATTATATCCAATATATGCATATTCCGGATTTTCTTCCATAATATCAATAGTTTCACCAATGGTAAACATATTATAAAATTGATGATCATCTTCTAAATGAAAAACATAATCACCGGACGAATTTATGAGTCCTTGTCTCCAAAAATTTAATATTCTAGCATGTCTATAATTATCAGGAAAAGATTCCTTTTCAAAAAATCTATAACTAATTAACCTGTCCGGAATATAATTCTTATAATATTCCATAGCAATACTACGTTCTTCATTTGTAGAAGAATCATCGTAATAATGAACTTCATCTATTACGTGTTTATCTGTACAAAATACGCCAAAACTTTTAATAGCAGCTCTTAATAAGTTAATTCTTTTACAAGCAGTTGTAGTCAATATAACTTTTTTACCTTTGTACATAAAACATTATTTTATATGGAGCGGGTAGCCGGAATCGAACCGGCACATCGACCTTGGCAAGGTTGCAGGCTACCACTACATCATACCCGCGCTCTCTGAACATTAATATATAGTTGAACATATTCAACAAACATTAATTTAAAATGGTGGACCGTAAGAGAATCGAACTCTTCCCTAAAGCTTGCAAAGCTCCCGTGCTACCACTATCACCAACAGCCCATTAAAAGAATTTATACTAACATATAGTTTTTGTCAAACTAAAAATCAAATTGGATGACTACGACTTGCGAATATACGAGGATTTCACTATACTTTGTTCCATATGTCTATCTCGTCAACTTCAGTCTCCTCTACCAGCTAATAGGTAGCATGCTATAATTCTATACACAAATAGTCAAATCTTTTTTAAAAATGTGTTTCGGTATTCTACTACTTTATCGTAAACTAAATGTTTGTATTTGCTGTGCCAATATTGATGATGTGTCGGACACATTGGAATCAAATTTTCTGGAACATTATTATTTCTGTTCTCATCAAAATGATGTACAGCCACTATATTTTGTTCTCCACAAATTATACATTGTTTTTTATGATGTCTAAAACACAATGTAGTATAGTGTTTTATGTTATCATCTGTTACTCTTTTTGATGCAAAAAATTTATTAGAACAAGCATGACTACAAGTTTGTTTTCTATTATTCCCCCCAGATTGTGTTGTAAACATTTTGTTACAACACGGGCATTTTTCCTCAACAAACGAATATTTTATGTTATGACCTCCACCAGATGATTTAAAATGTGATATATCAAGATTGTGTTCTTTAACAATTCCATTTATAATCGCACTTGTTTTTCCGTTATAAAATTTATATCCTAAATTTTTAGCAAAATCGCTTTTTGATTTTGAGTGTTTTACGATGTCTGTATAATCCATACTAATAAATAGTATTAGTATAGTCTAAACGATTATTTTTGATTCAAGTTCCAAACCAGGCCGTCTACTATTGACATTACATTCCGATGAAATTGGCAGGGGATGCTGGAGTCGAACCAACTTCTTCTCGTTCAAAGCGAGACATAATAGCCATTATACTAATCCCCCGTTAAAATTAACTTATATCGATACCATAACTCTTACACCATTTTCTTACAGCATTATCAGATACATTATATTTTTTTCCTAAATCGACCATAGTATTATTCTTTATTTCTTGTTCTAATATTTCTTTTGTTGGTCTAGTTACTTTTCTGATATTATATTTAGGATTACTTCTCCAATTAGGATTAATATCCGACGGTCTAATTTTATGTTTATTTAATGATCTTCCAGCATATGTGTTAGTTTGACTATGACAGTTAGGACATAAAAATGTTAAATTTACAATTCTATTATCATTAGATATTCCATTTTTATGTTCTAGTTGTAGAGTTAATTTTTTATTACACCAATTACCATCATTTTTACAATTAGAACACTCATATTTTATGATATCATGTTCAACCAACCATTTTTTTAAATTTGATCTATTACAATTTGAATTAATAGTTAATCGTTCCAGTAATATATTTTTTGTGACTTTTCTAGTAAAATTACTTGAATCTATTCTTTTTAGAAAATGATTGGTATCAAGATTTAATTTTAAAATTCTTTTTTTACAAGTTTTATAATTACCACCTTTATTTTCCATACCAAAGTGTCTCAACAATTCAGACATCGTTCTGCTATTTTTTACCAATTTAGTAAATTCAGCATCTGATATTTTCCATATAATACTTGATCGTTTTTTATTCATACATACATAAATATGTAAGAATCAAATGAAAGTTCAATTTTATTTTAATTGATTTAAAAAATTGGAGCGGGTAGAGAAAATCGAATTCTCACATACGCATTGGAAGTGCGTCAGGCTACCATTACATCATACCCGCGTTATATTACTTTTTACGAAGTCTACTGATCAAATCGTCATATTGAGCATGTCCGCCTATAAAAAACCATTTGATATGTTGTATATTTGGATCTTTACGATCTTGAATAACTTTTCCTACACTTCTATATGTTTTACCGTCGTGATTACCCGCATTAATCGCTACATATCCTTTTAAGCCAGGAGCTAAACTATGAAATCTTAATTTTCCTAGTGTAGGATCTTGTAAAAATAAACCGTAATATTCTTTGCTTGTTTGTTTTATTTTTAAAGGTAAGTTATTAAAATCTCTTTCAAATCTATCTGTTATATGATTTATATAATTACTAACTTTTCTAGGATCTTTTTTTGTATTTAAATCTGTTTCTGTTATTCCAAAAAATGATGTTAACGGCTTAGTTTTATTAAAATCTACATCGTTAGCAATGACATCCCAGTTAACTTTATCTTCCCAATTATTATCATTAACATTTAATGATTCTAACATTAATTGTTTATGTTTATTAAACGTTCCTTCAAAAATATTATCGTACATATTTTATAAATATGAAATATTATGTGTATAATTTAATATGTATTCAAAATTATTAGATGTTCAGTCATCAATTAATTTGATGTGTACTATGAACCACGGACAGGTAATCTAATTTCTCATAGCGCGGAGGCGAAGGGTGCTGCCCCCTCAGTGGCTTTTAGACCACGGCAGTTTAGCAAACTGCTGTAGAAACCTAACTATCTACGTCACCTCCATAAATCTTTTGACAAACTCCGATTTCTTCAAGAGACGATATTATTAGATGTTCAGTCATCAATTAATTTGATGTGTACTATGAACCACGGACAGGTAATCTAATTTCTCATAGCGCGGAAGCAACAGGAATCGAACCTGTGAGGGTTTATGGCCCCAGCTGTTTTCAAGACAGTTTCCTCGACCTACCGGACTACTTCCATATAAATTGGTGGACCAGGTGAGAATCGAACTCACATCAGATTGATTGCAAATCAGTCTCGCTTAGCCTTAGAACATGCCAGCCCATATAAATTGGTAGCTATGATAGGATTCGAACCTACACTATTCTGTTTCTAAGACAGACGACTCCTTCCAGTTGGTCTACATAGCCGTTAAAATGGTCGGAGTGATAGGACTTGCACCTACAGGTCTTTCGATCCAGTTCCCAAAACTGGCCCGCTCCTATTTACGGACTACACTCCGATTAAAATGGTAGGTGGTACAGGATTCAAACCTGTGACGTTTTGCGTGTAAAGCAAATGCTCTATCAGACTGAGCTAACCACCCATTTAAAAATCGTTATTACTTTTATTCCAATTATCGCCAGTTGGGTTCTCTACGAGGATAACACCCAGTGACCGATCAAATGTTTTAACTTTCGTTGGGGACATCAGATAGAGTTTCAACCCCGTTCGTTATATTTCAAATATACCACACATTCTCAATCCGTCAACCACAAAAATCAAAAACCCGTCATTCTTTTTATAGAGTGACGGGTTGGATCTTTATAGCAAACAACTCCGTCATCAACTTCCCAATGGAAGTTGACTGGCTTGACTAGGTTGTGATAGTGAAATCATATTGTTACTAATATATAGTATGTAAATTTAGAAAGCAACAAAAATTTTAATAATTTTTAAATGCACTTAAATCAACCTCATTTACAACATATCCACTATTTCTTGTAATATTATTTATCTCCGCAATTTGAGCAGGTAAAAATGTTCCCATACCTGTATTATTGGTCCAGATTTTGTACCAAGCTCCTATTAATACCAATTCGTTATTTACTAATGTAAAAATAGGATTGCCACTATCTCCAACGGCAAGCATTTCAAAATATTGTGATAATACGTCATCTGAATGTTTACCCATTGAAAAATTAATGCCGTCTAGTTGATTATAAACCGTCTGTAATTCCCCAATCAAAGATTTACGTTCTTGATCTGAATAAAAAACAGGAAACATGCTTGTTAGATATGTTTTATAATTTGAAGGCAATATTTTATATACTTTTAACGAACTATGAACTTCACTATCTAATTCACCAATCAATATATCAGTATTACCTAGTCGTTTTGTTTTGATCACTTTATATTCATAAGTGTTATTATTGTTATCGACAAAATAAATCAAAAATTGCAATGTTGGATACGGCACATGATTTGCCAATAAAACATGTTTACGAGTAATCAATGTTCCGCCACCGACACAACCTAATCCCCATATTCCCATAGATATACCAGTTGTATCCAGATTTCTAGCCCAACAATTTACGTTTCGTGTCCATTTTAACGGATTCATAGTAAACCCAGAAACAATATTTTTTTCCTTTTTATCTTTCAACAATATTTGCAATGATAAAGATATATGTTCTTTTAAATCTGGTTTTGATATTAAATTGGGTTGTACGTTTGTTAAACTGGAAGTTCCGCTATTTCCAGAAGTTGAAAATTGAGTTGACGACGCTTCTCTTTTAGCTTCAACTATTATTTTTTGAATTAAACTATTTAATTCAAACTGTAAGCTTTCTAGTGTAGTTGACATAATTATGTACCTTTCTTTCGTTTATAAATATAAACCCCCTCTTAAAGAGAGGGGGTTTATCTAATTACACGTTTTACTTTAACTTAGAAGGTGAATTTCAATCCACCAGTATAGACTAAATCTCCACTAAACTCTCTAGTAGCCCAATTGTATTTAGATACATCAAAATTATTGTCGTACCATCCTACACTAGCAAACGGAGTAACTACACCAAACGAACATTCAAACGGACGACTTAATGTTGCTTTAGCATTTACAGCTGTATAATCACTGGTTGTACCAAATACTCTACCATATTCAACAGCAGGCGTAATTACAAATCCAAGTGGCAATTTTTGTGCACGTTCAACGCCCACAAATACACCTTCTTGATCCAAATCAATATCAAAAGAACCACGCACATATGGGGTAATCAATTTGTTTGGAAGAGCCAATTTTACGCCAAACTCAGTACTATTGGGAATGCCAAACCCACCAGCTTGGTGTCGAGTAACAGTAGCATCAGCACGTGCCGAAAATACATCTTTCCATACTTCAACTTCTTTACCAACACCTAATGTCCAATGTGACTGATCTGAATCTCCTGTAGGTAAAAGAGTACCACCCAAATATACATCCGCATATTTTAGACTCTTTACAGCACCAACACTAACAAATGCCGCGTCTTCAGCCCGAGCAACACCATTTACGGTATATTGGTTATTGTACCCAGTTTCCACCGAGATATTTGCGTTTTCACCAGCAATTACTGCTAGAGATGTCAATAGTGACAATAATACTAATACTTTCTTCATATTTTACTATCCTTTTTGTTTATTTATTTACTTGTTACGTTAAGAACAGCTTAACGTTATCCGAAATAATCATAAAAATTCATTATTTCAGAAAATTTAAATTTTTGATTTCTTAAGACGTTTAATTAAAACTTTATCTTTTTCAGGTAAATAAACGTAAGATGCCTTTAAACTTTTTTTGTTTTCACTCAATACAGATAACGTATCTTCGTGTACACCCAGAGTTTTAATTATTGCGTTTTTAATAAATCTAAAACTATCAGTACCAACTACATCTATACAAATACCATATGACAAATCGTGATATTGTACATCATTAGCACCATATTTATCACACAATATGTGTCTTATTTCTGTTTTTTTAGATTCGTCCACAACCAAATTGGCCATGTCAATTTTAGTCAAATTATTCATGATGTAATACAGTATACTTTATAAAACCACGTAAGTCAAGAAAATTTTTTATTAACCGCTATAAAATTATCAACTGACATTGCTATTAATTCAAAATTATTTGTGTTTAATTCTTTTATTATGTTTTGATTTTGTTGATCGTCTAAAGATTTTTCTATACATATAAGTCTACAATATCTTAATTTTTTATTTAGTTGTTTTAATACTATTAAATCGTGACCCTCAACATCTATATTTATAAAATCATATTTTTTGTTTTCTAAATTATAAAGACGTTCCAATTCTTCAAATGTGTAAACTATACATTTTATTTCAGACCAATTCATATCTATGAAATTTTTTTTATGATTTGGATCCATAGATGATAATATACCAACAGGAGCATTCGTTTGATACCAATCATGTGACTGATAAAAAGTTACAACTTGTGTAACATCGGATACACCAGCATTAATACATTCGATTTTACCATTTTCACCATGTAATCTTTTTAGTTTCAAAAAAGCTTCTTGTGTAGGTTCCAAACATACACCTGACCAACCTAATGCTGATAATTTATATGTGTTTGAAAAACTAAAACCATCATTTGCACCTATATCTAAAAAATTAAACGTATTATGCAAATCGTTTTTAAAAAAATCAGTAATAAAACTTTCTTCGTTATCAATAATTAATTCCATAAATCATGTCCATTCCGTAAATGATATATTATTTGATTTTATATAATCTATAATATTATTTTTACGTGATATTAAATCATACTTCACTGACAACTCATCATTAGCATACTTTTCATGAAACTCAACATAAATTTTATGAATTCTATTGATAGTTTCGTTTTTTATTAAAAGTTCCAATACTTCGTACTCAGCACCTTCAATATCAAGTTTTAAATATATCTCAGCATCACATTCTATTTGTCGTACAAACTCATCCAAATCTATACATTCTACTTCAATAGAATCCTTGTACATATTTTTATAAATAGAGTTATGAAAATCAATATTTAATGTAGAACCTAAAGAGTAGGCGTCATTTGTAGGTATATAAAATTTTACAGTTCCATTTTTATTATAAACCGCCTGATTTTTAATTATTACATTTGACGCGTCAATTTTTCTTAATAAAATATTGTAACAGTCAATATTAGGTTCAAATATAAAAATTTTATAAAAATTATCAAGATCCAATTCGTTTTTAAAAGTATCATACGATTGGCCAATATTACCACCACAATCAATTAAAATTTTTTTCATAACCACTGGATACATAGTTAATTTAAATACAGAAACAAAAAAAAAGAAAAGCGTTTTGCTTTTCTTTTTTAATTATATAAATTAGAATTATTTCTTTTTATGTTTATTTATTAATTTCTTAAATTTATCAGGTTGATGTGTTTGTAACCATTTGAAATAATCTTCTTTTTCTCTACGAGATAGTTCACTGTCTCTATATAATCCAGCGTATTTCTTCACAATGTCTCTAAAAGGATCGCCACTTTCATTTGTTTGTTTTTTTAGTTTAGCAATTTTTAATTTCAACATCTTTTTATAGTTTTCTATAGAACCATAATCTTTTGCTCTACTAGGATCCGGATTCTTCAAAAGCTTTTCCAGATCTTGAATGTTTTTTGATTTTTCATCCTCAGATAAAGTAGATGTTAATTTATCACTCTCAACTTCAGCTTCATGATTTGGTTCACCCTTATAATCTTCAAATAAAATTTCTCGGGTCAACTGTTTAATAATTTTTTTAAAATCGTTTTTGGTCATATGTTATAAATATAAAATTTATTTATTTTGTTTAATATTTTCACTCCAACCACGACGATGTTTATTCATCCACTCAATCAATGCTTGTTCAAACCCAATGTCGTTACCTCGTTTTTCACTTTCAATCCATTTGTGTTTTTCTATTTCATTTTTAATAATTAAAAATTTTTGGTAAAGTGATAGTTTTTCCATACAAAAATAAATAGTAAAAATATGGAGCACGATCAAGGTTACGCTCCTTGCATATGTATTTTCATACAACGATGTTTTGCAGACATCTCAGTTCACTAGCTCTGTCATCGTGCTTTAAAATTGGAGCCTGTTACAGGAATCGAGCCTGTGATAGCTGTTTACGAAACAGCTGTTTTGCCACTAAACTAAACAGGCACTAAATGGAGCCTCATTCCAGACTTGCACTGGATTCTCAAGTTTACCGAACTTGAATAATAAACTACTTATACGAATGAGGCAAAATGGCACACCCGGAGGGACTCTAACCCCCAACCTTTCCGGTAGAAACGGATGGCTCTATACAATTGAGCTACGAGTGCATTAAAATGGTTGTCCCGATTGGATTTGAACCAACGACCTTTGTGTTATCAACACACTGCTCTAAACCAACTGAGCTACGGGACAATTAAAATGGCGAGGGTAGCCGGATTCGAACCGAGCAAGTCTGCACAGTGACAGTGTGCTATGTTAGCCAATTACACTATACCCCCATATTATGTATTTGATTTTTTTGCCACGGAAGCTTTTCACACCGTGAATATTATATCAAACACATAACTAAATTGGATTTTTCGAAGGATTTCACGTAAAATTACGTTCTACATTCATTGAGGGATCGCACCTCAAGCCTCCGGCTACATCGCCGGTGTTCTTCTCTTAAACTACATTCGTATCTATCTTCAAGGAAAGAGTATCGGGAGCGACCCAATACAAACCTTTTTGACTAGCTTTGTCAAATAACTAAATTGGTAGGGCTCCACGGTAACGATCCGTGTTCTACTGGTTAAAAGCCAGTTGCTTCACCGTTAAAGCTTGAACCCCATTGAAATTGGTGCTGTGCTCTCCACGCCGTCTCTGTGTTTTACTGATTGTACCGGTCAGCAGTCACTTATGGGGTCAGTTACCCATTATTAGTGTTCTCGTCAACAGCGACGTTTTTTGTTGCTCCTTCTCAATGTTTTTTAATCTGTTACGATTGCCTTTGATCTTATCGCCGGATTGTAGTATATGGTGCATCACTAATAAAAATGGTGGATGCGGTGGGATTTGAACCCACAACCTTTCGGGTAAGAGCCGAATACTCTGATCCAGTTGAGTTACACATCCATTAAAATCTGTATCTAATATTGTCAACGAACATATGACTATTTGAGTTTTAGAGATGCTACGGTCAGTCATCAACCGAGGTTATCCCCTTCATCTATAATCATCTTACCACACTTACTTCATAGGTCAACAACTTTATTAAAAATGTTTGAGGATTTCACGGGGGATAATTACTTCTAGAGAGTAAGTCCCAAACGGCTACAGCCTTACCGTTCCACATTTTATACTCCTTCACCAGAGGGAATCGAACCCCAGAGAAATGTGTCTATCTCAAAAAAATGGCCCGGCAGGTTGGTAACGCTCCAACATCTCGTCCTCTTCAGGGACACGCTAATCTATTTCAGCTACTACCGGTTTATAAATTAAATTGACAAGTCAAAGGAATCGAACCTTTTCGGAACAGCATCACTGCTCCTTTACCACGCCCTGCGCACTAGCACCTGTCAAAGTTATTTTGATTATCTTCTCTCACGTTTTTCAATCATTCTAAGAATACCGTATATTACATCATCGTGAGTACGATATCGTGATGCAAGTTCAGATAAAGTAGATTCATTATACAAAAATTCACGCTTTATTTCTTCATATTTAGAATGTGGAACACTTTTTATTTGCCAATAAAACGCAGTTTTATTTTGTGTCAACTGTTCCAATAAAGAACTTATTTCTTCTACAGAAAAATTTAATTTTTTAGAAATTTCTTCAGCTGTCAATCCGCTTTCTTTTAAGTGTAAAATGTCATTATAATATTCAGGCTCAATATTACTTTTTAATGTATATTTTAACTTTCTTACATCTATAAGTCCTAAATACAGTAGTATATTACTTATTGTTGTATTAGACGTGTGATATAAGTCAGCAATACGCGTGATATTTAATTTTTTACGCAAACGTAAATTTTTAATATTTTCATATTCTGATTCGGGTATTTTTTGAACAAATTTGCTTCTTTTTGGAAAAGATGGAATCCTTTTAACGTAAGATTCTTTGAATAGATCTTTTAATTTAATCATAGTATATATATATATAAAGATTATATATAATTATATATTCATCTGTATGGTTGGATTCGAACCAACGGCTATCTTTACAACCATTATCATATGAGTAATGGAAATTTTTACAACCTAACATAAGATTTTTAAGGGCTTACCCCATAGTTAGGTACTCTGCTCTAACCACTGAGCTACATACAATGTTTAAAATTCGAATAGTTATCAAACCCCAATAGAGGCAAATGTTATAGCTTCATTACTTCATCTGTCTCGACGACGTACATTTAGTAAGTATTTGTGTTACTCTCAAAGCTTACCCTCACACAACCTACCGATAACTACTCAGGTATTCCCGCTAAGAAATACCAAAAATGGTGGGATATATAGGTAATGCTCCTATCCAGCCCGAAGGCAACGGTTTTACAGACCGCTCTGCGTCTTTATCAGTATAATAACCCATAAATTAGTAGGGCCTTTCATCTAAACTTACACTAG